AAAATAGTTCAGACCAACATCTCCTAGTAAAATTATCAAATCTGTTTCTGGAGAGAAGTCTATATTATCTTTGTTTCTACAGAAGAAGTTGTCTATCGGTAGGTATGATCCGTGAATGTCTCCGCAAAACCATATGCGCTTAAACATGCTCTGCACTTCCTTTCTTTTGTTTCTTTACATATATTATATCAAAAATTTTTTATAAGGTCAAAAGTGATGAAAAAATCTAGTTTGTTTTTAATTTATTTAAGTAATAAATAAAATTTTTAAGGAGGTATTTCTTATGTTAAAAAATGCTCAAATTGGTCAAGTAGCTGGACCTTTTACTGCAGGAGTCGATCTTTTAGATGATGACCAGGCAATTGGAGCTTTTACTCCAGAAAAAGAGAAACCCGAAATTTATAAACTAGGGATTCAAGCATTGCCAGGAACTGTTGTAGCCATTAATGGGCGGAATATAAAAATAGGATCAACAGGAATATATGAATTAGATGATGTAGTAAAAATTAAATCATTAATTTTTCCTGATGGCGCTCCTAATACTACAATAATAGATTTTATATATGCTGGTTATATGAATTATTAAAAAGGAGGGGTATTATGGCATCTTTTTATGGCGGAGGCCGCAGTGGAACTAATGTAGGAATAGAGACAGAAGAAAAATTTAATCTTCATATATTAAATGGAGAGTCTCATACTACTAATGAAGAAAGATAGAAATGGAATAAAAAAGTTTCAGTTGATATAGATTTAAATAATCATAAATTAGAGTTTATTGCAGAAGAATAAAAAAGGGGGGATTATAATGTATGATGTGAATTTATACCCTCCTATTTTTAGTCAATCTTATATGCCTGCATTTAAAATTTCTGAAAAATGTAAGGTTTATTTTTAGATATCCCCTTTAAACACGTTAGATGATTTATATCATATAAATGCAAATAATATAACCAATTATGGAGGGATACAAGTTGCAGTAAGAAAACAACGTAATAATGAAAGTGCTTTAAAAAATAATTATCAAAATGAAATAATGTTGGCAAATTTACAAATTGATGCTACTCGAAAAGGCAATGATAAATATTTTATTGAAATTAATAATTCAGATATTCAGGGTGGTTTTAATTTAAACGAATATTATAAAGTCCAAATTCGGTTTACTAGCTCGCAAGTATCTGGAACTTTACCAGATGCAACAACATCCGCATTTAGATCTTGGCTAACGGAAAATTTAAATTATTTTTCAGAGTGGTCTTCTATTGCATTAATTAGAGGTATAAGTAATCCTGATTTAGAACTTACTGTGAATGGAATTAGTACAAATACTATTTCAATATCTTCAGATTATGTACAAATAAGAGGATCTGTTGAATTCTATGGAGATTCAGAAAAATTATAGAAATATCGAGTTTTACTATATAATGGAGATTTTCCTTTTGTAAGTGACCCTGAAGAAGAAGGAGGAGAAATAAGTAATGTAGAAGAAGATAGCGGAGATATTTATGCAGAGAATGGAATAATTAAATATGATATTTCAACAGCTTTATTAGAAAACACTTCTTATAAATTAAGAATAATTTTTACAACTAATAATTTGTATTAGTGGTCATCTGAAGATAAAACTATAACACTTCGCGGTATTACACCTATGTCTGCAAATATATAGTTAGAAGAAGAGGTAAATAATAATATAGGATGCATTAAATTAATTTTAAAGAGAAGTGAAGCTTATATAAATAAAGATGCTAATAAAGCATAGATTCAATAGTATTATACATTTATTATAGAGCAGGATAATAACTTATCATTAAGTTCATCTTATTTAATTTCTAATCAAGCTCAAGAAAAAGTAGAATATGATAGTATGGGATATGATGAAAATACTGTTAAATTTGATAATTATTGGCAAAGAATGATGTATTATGATGAATTTAATAAAGAATTTTTATCAAATGGGGACAAAATTATTATAAGACGTTCTTCTAGTGTTAATAATTTTAAAACATGGAAGTTTTTAACAGAATTTAAAATAAAAGAAGATGACGTAGCTGAATTATATTGGTAGGATTATACTGCTGAGCCAGGTATTTGGTATAGATATCAAGTAATTAGATAGGATTCTACAAGTACAAAGACCGCCGAATTGGTTACTGATATAAATAAACCTGTTATGCTAGATACGGATGATATTTTTTTAAATTCTAATGGAGAATAGTTAATTTTAAAATTTGATCCTGCTATTAGTGGATTTTCTAATAAAATTGCGGAATCTATAACGGACACAATTGGATCAAAATATCCTTTTATTAGACGTAATGGAAATGTAAATTATCGAACTTTTTCTTTATCTGGAACAATTTCATGTTTTATGGATGTATAGAGTAATGTTTTTCATGGGTCAGAAGAGGATTTATATGGTACGTCTGCAAAATTTTATAAGCAATATAATGATGAAAAAAATGTTAATTTATATAATGATTTTATTTATGAAAGACATTTTCGACAAAAGGTTATAAATTTTTTACAATCATCGAGTATAAAATTATTAAGATCTGTAACAGAAGGAAACATTTTAATTAAATTAGGTAATATTTCTTTTACTCCTAATCAAACATTAGGAAGAAGAATATATAGTTTTAGTTGCACGGCGTATGAGATAGCGGATTGTAATGAAGAAAATTATATTAAGTATAAAATTATTAAAGATAATTTAAAAATTCTTACAAAAGAAGATGTGGAGGATAATAGCTTATGAGAAAAAATTATCCATATTTAAACGATTTAAAATTTTTAAAAGAAGTTATTAATATAATTGATCCAATTTATTATACGCAAATTAGTTTATTAAATCAATAGGAGTAGTTAATTAAATTGATTACTGGAAAGACTATTTCTGCTAATATTAATATAGATGGGAAAAGTGCTGTTAGACGAACGGCGAATCTTTCTTTTGTTATGGAAGATAATGATCCGGATGCACAAGCATTACTTCAATTAAATAAAAAAATTTATTTAGAAATTGGGTATGAAAATGTTACTAATAAGTATAAAGAATTTCCTATTATATGGTTTCCGTTAGGTATGTATGTTATTACAGCATTGTCATTTTCACATAATTTATCTGGAATGACTTTTAATTTATCATTAAAAGACAAAATGTGTTTATTAAATGGAGAATGCGGCGGCACTCTCTCAGGAGCTATTACTTTTGATAACTATGATGCACAAAATGAAACAGGCGAAATGGTAGTAATTCATCCAACTATTTATCAAATTATTACTGAACTTGTTAATCATTTCGGCGGATAGCAATTAGGAAATATAATCATATCTGATTTAGACACTAAAATAAAAAAGGTTATGGAATGGACGGGCGATATTCCTTTATATGTTTTAAAAGGAGGTAATGATGGTGGATATTTATTTACAACAGATGAAGTTGATGCAACTAATAAAATAGAAAAATAGCATTATATTTCAGAGCCTGGATCTCCATTCGCGCAAGGGTCTAATGTAGGATATATATTAGATGATTTTATATATCCAGGAGATTTAATAGGAAATGCTGGTGATTCTGTAGTAACTATTTTAGATAAAATTAAAAATACTCTTGGCAATTATGAATATTTTTATGATTTAGAGGGACACTTTAGATTTCAATAGATTAAAAATTATTTGAATAATTCTCTTTCTAAATATATGTTAGAAGCTTTAAATAAAAATCCGCCTCAATTTATCTTAGATTATTTAGATCCGCTGGGCGGATTACCATATCAAATTCAAAGGACTAATGGTAAAGCTGTTTTTAGTTTTAAAGAAAATGAAAATTTAGTTGTTTCTTATGCAAATACTCCTCAAATACAAAATATTAAAAATGATTTTATTATATGGGGATTACAAAAAGGAGCAACAGGTCAAGAGTTGCCCATAAGATACCATTTAGCTATTGATAAAAAACCTCAAGTAGGAAATACATATGATGTAATTAAATATGTAGATTTTTATGATGAGACAGTAGAACAATGGTATAAACCTATGAGATTTACTAATAAAAATGCTTTTCCAACAAAAGGTTTATAGGGTGTTATTTATTATGATAATCAAATGAATAAAGCTTATATTTGGAAATATCAAAATAATGTTTTTGATTATGTTTAGATAGAGGCTACTTTGCAATCTATTACAACATCTGATTGGCGGACTTAGTTATATTTTCAAGGTGTCGCTGCAGAACCTTTAGGACTAGAAAGTAATTATTATTATCGAGAACTAAAGGCGGAATGGCCTAAAATATATGATATCTAGCATGGAAAATTTAAAGACTAGATAAAAAATGATATAGGTCAAATGGAGTATTATTTAGATTTTATAAATCCAGTAAGTGAGGCCGCCCGAAGATTATCTATAGATAATATAGGACGAAGATCTGTTATATTAAATAAAAATAGTGATGTTAATTGTGTTTTTTAGCCTCATGTTCCTGATGTAATTTTAATAAAATTAGATTATACACCGGGAGGATCTGACACAGAGATGAATAAATTAAGAGAATAGTGTATTAATAAGGGATATAATTATTCTCAGATAAATGAAGATATATATAATTATTTAGTACCAGGATTAAGATTTAATTCTGGCTACGAAGAAGTTAGACAATCTTTATATCAATACATTAATAATAGTGAAAGTATTAGTATACAAACGTTACCAATATATTTTTTAGAACCGAATACTTGCATTGAGGTATAGGATAAAAATAGTTTTATAAGTGGAAATTATATAATTAATTCGCTTTCTTTCTCTCTTGACGCTTCAAGTAGTTTATCTATAAATGCAAGTAAATTATTAGAAAGATTTTAAGGAGAAAGGAGATAGGATATAGTAATATGAGCGTTAATAAAATGAAATATGCTAAAATTAAAAAAGAAAATGGGACTTATTCAGAAACCATTCCTATTGGAGTGGATGCTGAAAATGTTGATTTTTCAGATGGACGCACATTAGATCAAGTTATGTCTAGAGTAATGTAGTATGAAGATATTGCTCCAGTTTTTAATAAAGCAGATCCTTATCAAATTGGAGATTACGTCTTTAATCCAGATGATAATAATTTATATCGTTTTACCGCAGTTCATAGATCAAATGTCAATTGGGATCCTAATTCTGTAGAACGAGTTGTTTTAACAGAAGATATAAAAAATGTTATTCAAATAAGTAATGGGCAACCTACAGATGCAAGAAATAAAGTTTGGATTAATCCTACGGGAGATAGCAATATATAGATTCTTACTTATGATGAATTTTAGCAATTTAGGACAAAGATGATTACTAGATAGTTTAATGCAAAATTAATCTATAAAGTAGGAGAATATGTTTTATATGATGATAAATTATATAAATTTATAGCATAGCATAAAGCGAATGTAATATGGAATTAGGACATTGTTCAATAGGTTCGAGTTACAGATAAACTAACTTCCGCAGTAGATTTTGATGTAATTGCTCCTGCTTTTGAAATACAAAAGGCTTATTCAATAGGAGATTGTGTTTTTAAAGATCAAAAACTTTATAAATTTATTACTAATCATGCAGTGAATGTAAATTGGAATGATAATCATGTAATATAGACCAATTTACATGATCTATTAAAAGGATGGACTCCTATTAATATGGTTGCAGATATTTTTGATCGCAAAAATGCTTATACAAAATAGGATTATGTAATTAAAGATTATAAACTATATCGTTTTATTACAAATCATAGTTCTAATACTGATTGGAATGATTCTCAAGTTGAAAATGTTACAATTAGTATGGAATTAGCAAAATTATTAAATCCTTTATCAGTGGCAGAAAATTTTTCCACGGATAAAGCATATCAATAGAAAGACTATGTATTAAAAGATGGTAAATTATATCGTTTTATTACGGATCATGCTATAAACACTGGATGGCGGGATAATCAAGTTAAAGAATTAACTGTTGCTGAATGTTTAAAAGAATTATCTAATTTAACAGCAATTGCGCCGATATTTAGTGAAGAAGAGAATTATAAAAAAGGTAGTTGTGTTTTTAATAAAGGTGTTTTATATCAGTTTATTGTAGATCATGAGGCAGGTGTTTGGAATCCGCAGGAAGTAAAAGTAACAAGTATTAATTAGAGATTACAAGAATTATCTAATTCATAGGTAATCGCGCCAGTATTTAATAGTAATACTTATTATCCTGTTGGTAAATATGTATTTAAAAATAATGAATTATATCGTTTTAAAATTGAACATATTGAAAATACTGATTGGAATAATGAATAGGTTGAAAAAATTACAATAGGATAGGTATTGAAAGATTTATCAAGTTCTGATGCTATTGCGCCTACGTTTTCTATAGATGAAGTATATAATGAAGGTGATTATGTTTTTAGAGAAGGTAAACTATATAAATTTACCGCAGACCATTTAGTTAATATAAACTGGCGGACAGATGATAATCAAGAAACTTCAATTGCTATAGAATTAGAGGAAATTAAAAGATTTTTAGCTAATTTTATAGAATTTGATAATAATCATGGTTTAATATTTAACTAAGGACAAAATTAAATAAGATGATTAATATTTTTTTATTTTTATATATAAAAGTTTAAAAAGGAGGTATAAACTTTGGGTTATATAGATCATATTATAAAAGATGATATTAGAACGGACCTATTTTCATAGCTATTGGCTAAAGATATTGCAGAAATTTTTGATCCACAAAATAGATATGAGATAGATGATTATTGCATATATAACACTAAACTTTATAGATTTATTAAATTCCATTCAGGGGATTGGGCAGATGCGGATGTTATTGAGATATCCGTAGGAAGAGAAATGAAAACTTTTTCTACTCAAACAGCTACTATGAATGGAACATTAAGTAGTAATAGTCAAGATATTAATAATTTAAAAACTCAAGTTGATACTTTAACAAGTAATGATGAGGGTATGGATCAAGATATTGATGATTTAAAAGATGAAATGAATACTTTGTCTAATGGTTTAAAAGGTAAGGCAGATACTTTTAGAGTTGGGGAAGACCAAAGAATTTATATTTATTCTGGTGATGAACTTCTTACTGCCATAGGTCCTTTTAGCGGCGGAACTGGTGGCGGCGGAGGTAGTGGTGAACCTACTAACACTGCAGAAATGACCTTTACCAATACAACAGGTTGGATTACTTCAACAATTTCCGCATCAGGAACTTGTAATATTTCGTTTGAATGGTCTTCAATTCAGGAAAATACTCCTACTGGAGATGGGTCTTTAACAGTTTATGTTAATAGTGTAAGTAGAATAACTAGAGGTATTGCACAAGGTTCTGTGTCCTTTGATGTTTCTAGCTATTTAATTCCAGGACGAAATTTAATTAGATTAGCAGTATATGATACTTATGAAAATGTAAAATATCAAAACTATACTATATCTGTGGTTGATTTACAAATTCGTTCTTCTTTTGACTCTTCTGTTCCTTTTACGGGAGAATTTTTATTTCCTTATACGCCAGTTGGAGCAGTAGAAAAGACAGTGCATTTTTTAGTTGATGGAGAAGAGATAGGAACAGAAATAACATCTGTAACAGGGAGGCAATTATCTTATACAATTCCTGCGCAAAGCTATGGTTCTCACTCACTAACTGTTTATTGTGATGCAGATGTAGCTGGAGAAATTATTAAATCTAATACATTGTATTATGAATTTATTTTTATTGATGGGTCAAGTACTAGAACTACTATTACAAGTTCTTTTGCGGAAACATCAATTAAACAATATACTACTGTAAATATTCCTTATAGAGTATATTCACCGTTATCAGCTAATGTAGAAGTAAAATTATATGTTAATGGATCTTTAATTTCTACTCAAACTGTTAATAGAGATGAACAAAGTTATAGTTATAGAGCAGAAGAGATTGGAAATATTATATTCCGTATTGAAGCTAATAATACTACAAAAGATATTGAATTTGAAGTTACTTCAGGTGATATTGATATTAAACCAGAAACAAATGATTTGGTATTATATCTTACTGCGCAAGGTAGAAGTAATAATGAAAATACACGAGACGTATGGAAATATGAAGATACTCAAGCGACTTTTTCTAATTTTACGTGGCGGTTAGATGGTTGGCAGTTAGATGATGATAATATTTCTGTCATGAGAGTACAAGATGATGCACGTATTATTATTCCTTATAAAATATTTGAACAAGATTTTAAAGGAACTGGAAAAACTATTGAAATAGAATTTGCTACTCATAGTGTAGTAGATTATTCCGCAGTAATAGTAAATTGTATGTCAGGTAATATAGGTTTCCAAATTACTCCTCAATCGGTTATTTTTAAAGGTGCTCAAACTTCTATTCAAGCATTATATAAAGATAATGAACATGTGAGAGTATCTATAGTAGTAGAAAAACAGATTGATAATAGATTGATTTGTGTATATATTAATGGTATTATGTCTGGTGCGATTCAGTATGCAAGTGGTGAACGTTTTAGTCAATTAACACCAATGAATATTTTAATTGGTTCTGATGATTGTGGAATTGACATTTATAATATTCGTGTTTATGATAATAACCTAAATAGAATGCAAATTGTAGATAACTGGATTGCCGATACTCAAATTGGTGAATTAATGATTCAAAGATATAATCATAATGATATTTATAATCCTAATATGGAAATTACTACGGAAACATTACCTAGTAATTTACCTTATTTTATTCTTGACGCAGAAGAATTGCCTCAATACAAAGGAGATAAGAAAAAAATTTCATTAACATATGTTGATCCTATTATTTCTTCTAAGAGCTTTACTGCATCAGGAGTAGAGATTGATGTACAAGGAACTTCTTCTAGTATTTATTACTTTAAGAATTTTGACTTAAAATTTAAACAAGGTTTTCAAACAAATAATGGAACCGTTGATGGATATATGTTAAGAAATAATTCTATTCCTTTTAATAGATTTGTATTAAAAGCAGATGTTGCTTCTAGTGAATCTGCAAATAATACTGTTTTATCTATGTTTTATAGCGATTCTGATCCTTATAAAGTACCAGAACAAATTGAAGATCCGAGAGTAAGACAAGGTATCGAAGGAATTCCTGTCGCTGTATTTTGGCATAACACAAAAACCGAAGAAATTAAATTTCATGGAAAATATAATTTCAATTTACCGAAACGTGCAGCAGCACCTTATGGCTATGATGGCGATGAAGAGTCTTGGGAATTTGAAAGAAATAATTCAGCAAATATGAAATTTCAGGATGATGATTTTGAAACTCAAGCATGGGATGAAGTTAATCAAAAGTTTTATCCTGAATGGTATGATGACTGGTAGGCACGTTTTCCTTCAGATGAATGGAGAGATATTTCTAAATTAAAAGAATTTGTATCCTGGGTAAAATCGACATATAGAGATGCCGCCACAAATGAGAATTTATCTAACCAAGTTACTTATACACTTAATTCTACTATTACTGTTGATAATTATCCAGACGATAAAAGCTATACTGTAACAGATGGAACTGGTGGTTCTAAAGTTATTACATTTACAAAAGATACTCCTGCTTATAGATTAACAAAATTTAAAGCGGAAGCTAGTAAGTATATGGAATTAGATAGTGCTTACTATTATTATTTATATACATTAATGTTTTTAATGATTGATTCACGTGCAAAGAATATGTTTATTGGTTTCCATGGTGGAGAAGCTACTGAATTGATCAATGAAGGCAGCGCAATTGATAGAAAAGTTGTTTTTGAACCATATGATATGGATACTGCTATTGGAACAAATAACTCTGGTGTTTTGATGTTCCCATATCACTTACTTGATATTGATACTGCTTCCGCAGTTATTAGTGGTAGTGGTTCGGAAGCCCCAGTTTATAATGCTCAAGATTCTGTATTGTGGTGTAATATTAGAGATGCATTCCGCGCAGAATATACTGCAATGTATCGGAATTTAAGAGCCAATAGAGTATGGACTTATCAAGGTATTGAAGATTTATTTGAAAATCATCAAGCAAAATGGCCAGAAGCTATGTATAATGAAGATGCGTATGAAAAATATTTAGTTCCATTAATCGATCCTGTTACAAAAGATGAAACAACTGGGCAGTTAATTAGAACAGATAGATATTTGACAATGCTTCAGGGTAGTAAAGAACAACAGAGAAAATGGTGGTTATCTAATCGTTTTAGATATTTAGATAGTATGTTTTCTTCAGGAGATGCTGTTAATAATACTATAAATTTACGTTTATTTAATGCGGGGACACTATAGATTACGCCTGCTATTGATTTATTTGTTGGTGTATCATTTGGTGGAGGTACTACTCCTGCTATTGCTAGAACTACCGCAAATCACCCGGCTAGTTTTTCTTATAGTCCAAAATCTGGAGTTACAGAAATGGAAACTTGGATATATTCTGCGGATTTAATTACGGATGTTGGTGATTTATCAGGATTTTATCCTAATGAAATAGATTTTAGTAAAGCTACTAAGTTACAAAATTTAAAGATTGGTAGCGGAGAGCAAGGATATTCAAATACTAATTTACGCGCTCTTAATGTACAAAATTGTTTGCTACTTGAAAATATTGATGTAAGAAATTGTCCTAATTTAGCAATTAATGTTAATTTAGAGAATTCAACTAGATTAAAATCAGCTTTATTTGAAGGAAGTTCTATTACTGGTGTTGACTTAGCGGATGGCGGTGTTTTAGAAACATTACATTTACCTGCAACAGTTGCTCAGTTAACATTATTAAATCTTTCTAAATTGAGTGATTTACAAGTTGCTTCTTATTCTAATATTACTAGATTAATGATTGCTAATATGAATCATTTAATTAATCCTCAAACAATTTTAGGACTGGTTCCTGCTAATACTGAAATTAATATTGTTGGAATTGATTTAACTTATGATACTTATGAAGAGATAGATGCTTTTTATGATTTATTAGATACTATGAAAGGTATTACTCGTTAGAAGAATTCTGCAGGGGAATGGATGTATCATAATTTTGATAAAGCTCAAGTAAGTGGTGTTATTAGAATTTAGTCTTTAACGGGTGCTCAAGTGGCTGATTTAGAGGCTAGATATCCAGAACTTGATGTTATTGCTAATCATACAACTTCTTATAGATATTATAAGAATTATGATGGTACTGTTGATATAGGTACAGTTAGATGTATAGATGGTGTGCCTGAAAGTGCTGCTCCCGCAGTTCCTAGTAGAACATCAACAACACAATACTCTTATGCTCCATTAGGTTGGGATAGTGATATGGATAGTTATAATTCTAATTATAATCATAATGCTATTACTAAAGGAGATACGGTATGGTATGCCGCCTATACACGTACAGTACGCACATATACAATCACGTGGGTGAATAATGGAACTACAATCGAAACTGATACGAACGTCCCGTATGGTGCAACACCTCAGTACAATGGTGCAACGCCTACAAAAGACGGTCAGACAAGCACAGGTTGGACACCGACACCTACGACTGTTACGGGGAATGCGACGTATACGGCGACGTATCTGCCTAGCTATTCCGTCAAGTTCTACAATGGTTCGACACTGCTTTATACTGACACTGTAATTCAGGGCGGTACAGCTAGCTACAGTGGCTCAACGCCTGTAAACAGTGAGGATAGTTCTCTTGCGTTCATTGGGTGGGGTGCTAGTAGCAGCTCAACGAATGCTGATGCGGTGCTGACGAATATTCAGAGTAATAAGTCGGTGTATGCGGTGTTTGAAACTGGTATGCCTAAAGCGCCCACAGCAACGACAGCAGACGGTGCATATGGCGTTGAATGGGATTATAGTCAGTCTAGTCCACAGCTTACACGTAAAGGACTTGCGGCAAGTTTCGCTGACCCTGTGCCCGCAACAAGCGTATCTGGAACTGGTTCTAGTCCTTTCGATAATATTCAGCCTTGGGCAGGGATGAAAGAAGTCAATATTCTTTCTGACGGAACTATCATTGAAAAGAGTGATCCCAGATTCAGCTACACTGACAATGATGTAATGGTTTGGATACCCGAATTCTATTACACTGCTTATAAAGACGAGACTAATCAGAAGTGGTTATGGGCTATCAGTCCGACAGCTAAAACAGGATTTGAAAAACATCCGGGTTCTGGAAGATATATTAGTAAATATTTTGCATCTGATGTTTCCGATGAAATGGTTTCCAGGTTTGGAACAGATCCTCTTGTTGGTACGAGCAGTGGTCCTATTACAGCAAGATCAAAATGTTCGCAAAAAGGCAATAATTGGTATATGTTAGATATTGCTACATGGTCTGCACTGCAAATGCTTTACCTTATAGAATTTGCAAATTTCGATAGTCAAACTACGCTTGGGATTTCAGGAACCATCGCATATATTAATGAATCTTATCATACAGTTAAAGCAACTAAAACATCAGATGAAAATGTTTACAGGCATATAATATTCCCGATTTCTGGAAAAACTATTTTTATTGATGGTTTACAAGCTAGCCAACAAGGTATTTTTATTGGTATTGATAATGCATCATTTGATAATAAGTATTCTGCTTTGTTCAAAGTTGGTAATTTAAAACTGCCAAGTAGAGGGTATATATCAGGTTTTGGATATAACGAAATATCATCTTGGGCTTTCTTACCGGATATGTCTTCTGGAACAGAGTCTACATTTGTATGTGATAGGGTATTCTCAAACGCAAATACTCGCTTCCCGCTATCATCTGGTGGATCGACAAGCGGATATAGCAATTTCGGATTTTTCTTTTTCTCTGCAGTTAGTAATAGTGGAACAAATGATGACGGTATTCGTTTAATATATATTCCTAGCACCAACTAATTTACTCACAGCCCACTCTCCTCAACAGAGTGGGCTTACCTTTTAAAGAAAGGAGACATAACAACATTCATGCCCATCTTAGATATCCTGATAGGTGGTGGCTTGTTAGGACTAATTCAATTTTTAATTTCCAGACATGACAGTAAACATGACAGATTCAAAATAATATATATAAATAAGATGGAGTTATAAGAATCGGGTTTATAAATTTTTAAATCTAGTCCAATAATATTTTTTTCAATTCAATAAAAATTTTTTACTGAGAAAGGACAATCTTTATTTATTGTTCTTTCTCATTTTTTATAATAATATGTATGATTGAAGAAAAAATATTTTATTTAAAAAACTTATAAATAAAATATTAATTTTTTAATTATATATGTAAGGGAATTAAAAGTAATCCCCTCTTAACCAATTTGATCAATTGGTTATGTTTTTCAAAATAATAAATACCTAGGTAAATTTAAAAGAAAGGGCACGTGGAAGAAAATATGGCAGGATATAACAATAATATGGTTACTGGAGGAATAATTCCTCAACAGCAACCAGTACAATTTCCTTATAACAATAATATATATGATAATAGTTACTTACAACAACAACAAATGAGAATGAATAATCCTAATCAATTTAATCAATTCCTTAAATGTAGACCAGTTTCATCAAGAGAAGAGGCAATGGCTTTTCAAATTGATTTAGATGGGTCACTTTGGGTATTTCCAAATGTTGGCAATGGTAAAATTTATACAAAACAAGTGAATAATGATGGTACTGTTACTTTTAGCACGTATAATTTAACAAAGAATGAGAATCCTTTTAATTCAAATGATTATGTAACAAAAGACGAATTAAATTAGGTAGTGAAATCTATAATGGCGGCAATCCATCCTGAAACACAAGGGACTGGATCCGTGCAAAATAATACTAATCAGATAAATAATACTCAACCTAATATGGATTTTTAAAAGGAGATAAAAAATGAATGTGAATCCAATGCAATTAATTCAATTAATTAAAAGCGGAAATAATCCGCAGCAATTGATTATGAATATCTTACAACAACAAGGCGGAAATAATCCAATTTTAAATAATGCTATGAATTTAGCGCAAAGAGGCAACGTTTCTGGATTAGAAATGATTGCAAGAAATATTGCTCAACAAAAAGGATTAGATTTTGATAAGGAATTTAATAATTTTCAAAGCTATTTTAAATAAAATATAAGGTTCCCTAAAAAGGAGGAAAAACAGAATGTTTAATAGTAATAATAATGGATATACATTATCTGACATTGCGGCAGTAACCGGAAATGGTAACAATGGAAACGGCATGTTTGGAAATGACGGAAATGGTTCCTGGTTATTCTTATTATTTATCTTATTCCTTGTGTGCGGATGGGGGAATAATGGGAATGGTTTTGGTAATAATGGAAACGGCGGAGGATATCCGAATAGCACCACTTATATTGCCAATGATATTCAGCGCGGATTTGATCAGTCCACTTTAACAACTGGTATTAATGGTATCTCTACTGGATTATGTAATGGTTTTGCAGGAGTGCAGCAATCATTGTGTAATGGATTCGCGGGAGTCAATGCTGGTGTAACAAATGGATTTGCGCAGGCCGAAATTGCTAGTAATGCAAGACAGATGGCTGATATGAATCAATTATTTGGTCTTCAAACTGGGCTTTCCAATCAACTTAATACAATTGCTATGAATCAACAGCAATGTTGTTGTGATAATAGAGCCGCAACTGCTGATCTGAAGTATACAGTAGCTACTGAAGCATGCGCCGATAGAGCTGCTGTGGATGGCGCTCTTCGTGATGTAACCGCGCAGGGTGTTGCCAATACAACTGCATTAATGAATACTATTAATGGTGGCATTCAGTCTATTAAAGATCAACTTTGCCAAGATAAGATTGATGCTAAGAATGAACTCATTGCAAATCTTCGCCAAGAACTTGCTATGAAGGATCTTGCTGCTTCTCAGACAGCTCAGAATAATTTCATTGCTCAAGGATTTGCAAATGAAGTAGATCAGCTTTATAACAGATTAAATAGTTGTCCAGTTCCTACTACTCCTGTATATGGACGCACTCCTATTTTTTCATGCGGAAATAATGGATGTGGATGTAGCGGGAATGCATTTTACAATTGATGAAGGAGGTTACTCATGGCTAGTTATGTAACAACAGCAGATACATTATTAACATTAAATGGAACAATTCCATTTAATAGTGTTTCTATTCCATGTAATAAGAATAATGTGATTCCTCTTGTTCCTGGAATTCTTAACTTAAAGGGTAATACCCCTAATCGTTTTGCTAGATATGAAGTAACCCTTCAAGGAAACATTCAAATTCCTACGGGCGGCGCTGTTACTCCAATTGCGCTTGGAATTACATTGAATGGAGTTGTGATTCCAGAAAGTGTTGCTATTGTAACACCTGCAGCAGTAGAAGAATACTGGCATGTAAGCACCACAGCTATTGTAACAGTACCAAATGGATGCTGCGTGACTGTATCGGGTGCTTATATTGATGGAACAGAAGATGATGCCGCCACAACCCCTACTCCTTCTATTCAAGTAAGACGCGGTGCTTCAATAGATGTAACAAGAATAGCATAAGGAGGATGAAAATATGGGAATTGAAGAAATGAAAACCATGAAAACTCAATTAATGGGTTGTATTCAAGGTCAAATGGGAGACCTAAAGAACGTTGATACTAAGGAATTAGGTTAGGCTGTTGATATGGTAAAAGATTTATCTGAAGCTATTTATTATTGCACTATTACTGAGTCAATGGAAAAAGCCGAAAAGAATGAACAACAGCAACCTATTAATAATATAAATTATTATACTATGCCATATATGAATAATAAAATGTATCCTGATTATTATAGAGATATAGAACGTGAAAAAGGATATATGTATTATCCTATGTATTATAACGGTGGTGGACAAAACGGAAGTAACTCTTCTGGCGGAAATGGTGGAAATCAAGGAGGCCAGGGAAATAATGGATCAAATATGTCTGGTACTACTTCTTATTATACTGAACCCAGTATGAATGGTATGTATAGAATGGACTCTGGTATGAGAATGCGCGATCCTAGATAGGGGCGTGCAGCAATCCGTCGCCGCATGTATATGGAAGGTAAAGAAATGCATAAAGATACTAATTCTCAGTTAAGAGAGTTAGAAGCTTATTTGCAGGAACTTTCTAGTGATATTACTGAAATGATTAAAGATGCGTCTCCTGAAGAACGGGCTACCTTACATCAGAAGATGACCACATTAGCGAGTAAAATTTCATAATGTTTATAATAAATAACGTATATTGGAAGCTTGCCTTTGTGCCTCCTGATTTTCCTTTATTGCAAAGAACAAATGGGGAGTTTACGATTGGTGCGTGTGATAATTTAACACGCACCATTTATATAAATGAGATGTTACAGGGGGCTTTATTGCGGAAGGTGCTATGTCATGAAATCACTCATGCCGCAATGTTTTCTTATAATGTGGATTTGTCCGTTGAACAGGAATAGTTAGTTGCAGATTTAATTTCAACTTATGGGGATTAGATAATATATATTACTAATAAAATATTTTCGAAACTTAATAACCTAGGTACATAATTATGTACCTAGGTTTATTTTTTTATAAAGGAGGTATGTTTAAAATGCCGGTAAATTTAAAAACAAGTTCTTTAAAATATAAAGATCCTTCAACAGGAGAATATGAACCTATTGATGTAGTAGGAGAAGCAATCACCTTTGACGCAGAAGCTTATGCAAAAGGAACTAGAAATGGAATTGAAATAACAGATCCATCAGATAAAGCCTATCAAAAAAATGCTAAATATTATGCAGAACAAGCTCAAGATGCGGCTCAATTGGTTGAAGCTGCTGCGAACGCAGTAAGATTTGATAAAGCACAGAGTTTATCCGATGCTCAAAAAACTCAAGCTAGAAATAATATAGGCGCGGCATCTGCTCAAAAAATAGCCGAATTATAGCAAGCTATTACTTAGTTAAGACAACAAATAGTTAATAGTTAAAAGGTTCATAATTATGGAAGATAAATCATTAATTACATATAAATGGGAAAGCGGAGTATATGATTTAGAAGATTTGGTTAAATTAGTTGAAAATGAAGAGTTGACCGTAGATGAATTTTTTGAAATAACTAGACTGAATTATGCGGCAACCAAAAATCCAAATTAAAAAATTCAAAACCTGGTTTTAAATCAGATTTACGCTAGTCTGCGGCCCAAGCGCAGCTATATAACACAAAAAAGAGGGGATAGATGTAACATCTATCCCCTCTTTTTTCACAGGTGCTACCGTGATTGTAGGCTTCTCCCCACTTCTATACCGGATGGGTGCCGGAAACAGCTTCCGCATTGCTGATTGTTTTATTTAATCTCCTTGTATCTGTCTGCGCAGATTGTTTCAAGCATCAGATCCCATCCACTCTTTCCAGTAAGAATACTCTTAAAGAGGGTAGGACTCATACCAGAAACAAAACTTACATTAGGACCAGAGTCAAGAATTGTTTCATGTCTTGCATCCACATTCCAATAAATCAAACGTGGAAGTTCAAATCCATAGGCTGCCCATTCCATACGGATTCTTTCCATTTCAGTTGCCGCACTCTCTTTCGTCCATCCGCCAGAATGAAATCTCCAGCGACCGCCAGTTCCTTCATCAATCTCCATATCAGAGATAACTACGATGGAACGAGGAATATCTTCTTTCTTAACCTTTGGGTCACGAGCAATAGAAAGAAGAAGATCAAACACCGCAGTAAGATTTGTATTATCGCAAAGGTTAGTTCTATAAATACGATTAACCTTATCTACAAAATCTACACCTTCAATATTGATCAGCTGCGGACGAGATGCAAAACTAATATAGTTATTTTTGAAAGGCCCGTTAAGTCTTTCGGCACAATACATACCAAGACTAATAGCCACATCAATTGGAGTGCCCCACATACTACCACTTGTGTCAACAACACACATCATGCTGCAATCTGCGCCGTTCAGATAATCAGGAAGTGATTCCCAATACTTATTAACCATAAGGCGGTCAACATTATCAAATGAAGTATAGGAGCATTTATTTGCCCGCTCTACAATCTCATAAGGATAAAGAGCTTTAGCATTAACCTTAGTTGTTTTATCTTTTGCGAAGGCTTCGTATTTCTTGGCGATAATATCACGTCTTGCAAAAGCATTTTTATAGACCAAACCTGCTTTAGAAGGAATCTTATCAAATTCAATACGATCCCATTCGTTAGCAGACATCAGTCTCTCAAGAACATTGATCTTTGCACGAAGCTTAGAAAGCATCTGTCTATACTGCTTAGAGGTAAGAGAAAGATGATTTCTCGTAATCTTTGCAAGCCGCTTAGATTCAACAGAAGAGCAGTTTTCACTCTTCATCCACTTGGCGCAAAGACTAATTCCATTCTTCGCACATGCCATATCAGTAATAAGCTGATTAGCAATCAGATTAAATGCATCTTCTTCAAGCGGGGTATCTACTAATTCATAGAGATCATCCCAACGTCCCATAAAAGGAATCCATTCAAGATTACGCTTAACCGCTTCCGGATGGTTCTTAGCCAGCCAATGGATGCAAACGCGGAAGAAGCGTCTTTCACCTGCGCCGCCTCTGCAGTCACGAATCCAGAACAAGCATTTCATAGCGAGTTCCGCATTTTCCTCAAAGGCTTTCTTAAACAGAAGAATGCAATCTTCAATAGAGCGGGATCTATACGCCGCCCCAAAAGCAAACATGTCATACACGGCGGAATTGGTAGTCTTATGAGCAACCGCGCCATTCTCGGTATATTTATAATTAGTGGCATTCTGTAAACCATTCATAAATGTATTCATATCCTTATATCTCCTTTACTTTTGTCAAAGTAGTTAATTATGTAATAATATGAGGTAAGGATTTGCACCTTACATGAGGAAGTTTGAATATACCAACGGACTTCATTGCACACTACCGTTCGGTACTCCTCTTCATACACCGACTTTTAGTCTGACTGCAATTCGATTCCTAATTTCAATGAAGTATCAATTACTTGATACATTAAGCGTCTACCTATTCCGCCACTCATATTTTTATGTTTCCTTTTGATATTTATCTAGGAATTCTTCTAAGTCATTGTAGAGTTCTTCTTCAAGATCTTTATAAGACTTATCTTTTATTTTTTCTTCATCAAGTTCATAGAGATCATAATAAACATTTTCATTATAAATCTCAGCTCTTAATTTTTCAATTTCTTCTTCAGTCCAATTAACAGTATCATTGGCATCAATCTCATCTTGCACCATAGTTTCTAATTCTTCATAAACTGCAGAATAAGATCCCATAAGTTCAAGGCTCATTTCTGTTGCAATTTCATGAGCTTCTTCAAGGCAAGAAACTATTATAATCTCTTTTTGTTCTATTCCATGTAAACCCTGGTAGATACCTTCTGCAATACATACTGCATAAATCATAATTAGAACTCCTTTCATATTTGAACACTTTCGATAGGAATCGAACCTATATCGAACGGTTAGAAGCCGCTTATTCTTTCCATTGAACTACGAAAGCATATAAGACTTGATTGGCGTCAAGCCTTAAACTCATATTACGCCAATAATATGAGGTTCTGGTTTAATTTCGGGGAAACCAAGACGCACCGCAAAGGATTGTACGCCAAAACCCGCCAACGTTGACTTCTAAGCTCGTCTAATGCCTCAGAATTACTAAGGGGAAGGCCTTTTCATTTTACTACATTCGTTTCTTAGAAAACACCCCATAAAGGACTTGAACCTTTAACAACACGGCTTCGTAGACCGTTGCTCTATCCATTGAGCTAATAGGGCAAAGCAGGAGCGGAGGGATTCGAACCCTTATAATCATGGTGTTGGAGACCATTGCTGTACCATTGAGCCACGCCCCGAAAATAACTCGATCCTACCGATTATAGATCCCTACGTTATTGATGTTTGATTCTTCTCAGAATAGGAGGTTTTTTGCTTTACGTTCTTTCAAATCGGCACCTCTCATAAACGCGCACCTCGTAACCTTCTTTTTAAGTGTGAAGCTTGGGTAGTAATATCACTAAACAGGCCCTGGTGGGATCGAACCACCCCAACGGGAGTCTGTCGATTAGATTTTATTCCATTCCTCGTCAGAATAGGTTTTAATGTCAGTTTTTCTAAAAGGTAGATTTTCAGTTTTACACCATTTTGTAATTGCTTTATCAGATACATTATATTTTTCAGCTATTTTGGTGAAAGGAATAGTTCTTATCATATTTTTTAATTCCTCTCTATTAGGTCTTTCTACTTTTCTACGTGCTATTTGGGCGCATCTTGGACATAATGTGCTATTCATACTTATTTTTGTACCACATTTAATACAAGTATACTCTTTGTCTTGTCTTATAATTGCATTTTCTCTTGTTATAGGATTTTCTAAGATTAATTTTTCAGATGTAAAATTAAATTTTTCTAATAAAATTTTATCTAAAAAATAATCTTGTGCATATGTGGCATTATTTTGAGTTGTATAATCTGATGGATTCCCAAGTCTCAGTCTTTTTTCTTTTTGAGTATCTGAAATTATTGAAATTGGAATTAAAAAATGATTATTATCCCAATAAGTATAAAAATAATCTATTTCTCCAATATAATTATGTCTATCGCCTGTATTCCAATTTTTAGAGCTAACTAAAAAACGAATAATATTATTTGTTTCACTATGGGCTGTTTTACATTGAATTTTAATTAATTCACCATTAATATCTGCTACATAATCATATCTGCAATCTGCAACAATAGGTTGTAATAAAGTTATTCCCCTTTCTGAAAAAGCATACTGACATTGTAACTCTGTTAATAAACCTAACTGAGTTGTAATATTCATAAAATTTCTTCAACAAAGTCCCGTGCCCTACCACTAGGCTAAGAGCCTAAAAACAAGAGGCATTCTAGGTATACGAACTCGGATTCGAACCGAGATTTTAAACTTAAAAGGTTTACGTCTTATCCATTTGACAATTCTCATACTTTAGAAAAATTGCTGTGTGCCTCTTTAAGACCCCTTTCAGACTTGCACTGAAGTTTATCGGGTTGCAGCCGATATGCCCTTCTTATTAGACGAAAGGGTCAAATATAAGAGATAAGTTACTTTCCGCGGCAACTGGCCATCGGGCGTAAGACCCAGTTTAACTGGTTGAGCATCCAGCGGGGAGTTCTTTGCTCGCCGATTCCTTCTCCCCCCTACCGTTGGGCTTCCTCTCGCTTATCTCTTATATATATATTTTATCAAAAATTTTTGATAAAATCAAACGTTAATTTTCATCTTCAGCTGTTTCAGTTTTATACTGGCGCTTAGGTTTGTTTACCGGCATCCGCCGCAGTTTCATAAGATTAAAAAAATCTTTTCTCGCTTTTTCTCTATGATCGTATGGAGCAGGGCCGTTAGACCCAATGTATTTCCAGCCTTTTGCCATTTTTATTCCTCTCCTAAAAATGAAAATACCTGTTTAACAAAATCATTAACGATAGATTCCTCAGTCTTATCATTTGTATCTTTTACATTTGAAAAAGACGCATGAAAACTACCATAGTCCCGCACAAAATCATTCAACAGCTTATTAGCTTTTGTTCTTGCGAGATTAGCTTCTTTAAGAGCTTCCTCAACAGCCTTTGCTCTTGCGGCTCTCTGCTCTCTTACCATCTTTTCCTTAGCAGCCTTTTCTGCTTCAGCTTTTGCGATCAAGGCTTCCGCTTTAAGAAGATCTGCCTCTGTATCGTAAAGTTTACGAGTTTTTTCACTATAAAATTTCATACTATCAATTCCTTTCTTGATATTTTTTGATACGTATCAGGTGACCGACGGGATTCGAACCCGCGTGAGGCGGAACCACAATCCGCTGCATAGCCAGTTCTGCCACAGCCACAATCGAAAATGTCGGAATCGAACCGCTCTCCATCCTCCCAAGGGACGTGTGCAAACCATTACACTTCATTCTCGAAAACAAGACACATAATTACCAATACTGATCTACCAACTGATCTACTTGCATAAAGCACAAGACGAGAATCGAACTCGTGACACGAATTTGTATTAAATACGAATTGCTGTATGTGTCTTATTTAATTTATTTAGCTTGCGCTATAAACTTAATAATTTCTTGTACATCATCAGGATTAGAACACATGATCTCCATTTCAGGAATTTCTCCGCCGTCACTAAATAAATTAGCAAGAGCAACATATCTGGAGAGTTTGGATTTGAGATTAAGGCGGTCGCCCTCATCTGTAATTAGTTCTATCCTTCCTTTACAACGGTTAATAACAGTAAAGAAACCTGTTACATCTTCTAAATGATATAATTTCATAAACAAACTCCTTTAAGCATAATCTCTATAGCTTAAATACTCTTCGAAAGTTCCTTTAAAATGATTTCTTTTTGCCTCTTGATATTCATTATAAAGAATCTACTTTACAATAAAATCCTTATCAGATTTTTTCGCCGTAGAGTTTTCATCTGTGTAAGAGGAACTTTCGGGTTTATATGTCATTACTGATGACATGCTTCATCCGCCCTTTCTGCTTCTTCAAGACGTTCTTCATTTGCAAGATAATACTGATAATAATCAAATGCGTGCTTCTCATTGTAATACTCTTCACAAGTTTCATACAGATCAAAATTATCAAACATATCTTTTCTCCTTTAATTTTAAAAAACAAGACACTTTAGAAATGATCGTTTTACAGACGATTGCCTTATCCGCTTGGCTACTTATGCGATACCGCATGAGATGGGATTTGAACCCATGTATTCTTATTCAAGAATGATTGCTGTGTGTGTCTTTTCTTTTGATAATATAATTATATCAAAATTTTTTTAAAATTTCAAATGAGCTTTATTATGGCCATTCCCCGAGAGGTTTACCCAGTTTACGTTCTACATCTGTACAATAATGTACACCTGGAAGATTTGCATCTTCAAAAATTTCTGCTGCAATGTCCTGATAAAGGGTACTGATAACACCGTGTGCATCATTTAAATTATCATTAAAGAACTGAACAACACAGTTTTTAAATACTACATAGGTGAAATCAACATAAAAATATCCTTCATCAACAGGAGCTACACAATAAGCAAATGCGGGATTCTTCTCAAAAACAGTTTCAAATAATTCTTTTGGAGAAGTGAACGCGCGATTTGAAAATGGACCATCTACACTAATCTAAAGCTTAATGTTTCCAAATACCTTTTCTTCGGGAAGCAGTTTAGCAAGTGCAGTAGCCTTATCTCCATTATTAGTGGCAATTACAACAGAAGGATTATCTGATCCATAATTTACATTAAACGCAATCTGCGGATCTCCATCAAAAAGAGCCTACAGCATATGCGTGTAAGTAATCCATGGCGGAGAAAGTTTCAATCTTACATCTTTCATATTAAAGTCTCCTTCTTTATTAAAATATATTTTAATAGTTGCTAACGACGGGCGAGGGATTCGAACCCCCAGTGGGCTTTCGCCACATCACTGGTTTTCAAGACCAGCCTCTTACCAATTGGAGCAGCCCGCCAAAACAAGACTCATAGAAGTATCTATTATTTTTTAAGAATGAAAAGAAAAACGATGCTTCCTAAGGAAAAAACTTTTATTATGTATCTAGCGCATTACATCATCCCTAACACATTTATTAATTTTCTTCACCTTAAAATAATCTTGCTGAATATGAGTCTTTAGCGGACGCAGGTGGATTCGAACCACCGGACGAGGGATCCCCCCGTCGACGGATTAGCTATTTAAATAAAATTTAGAAGTATCAAATCCTGCGTTAAGTTTTTCTTTTGATAATGTAATAGTATTATTATTTGTAATTTCTTTTATAGGAATTAAATACTTTTCATCATTTTCACAATAACAAAAAAGCAAATCTACATTTGTATTTGTTGTTGAATAAATTTTTTGTCTTGAAGTTCCGCTTGTTGTTTTTAATGTACAAATATAAGATTTGCCATTTTTATTTTTTTCACTTGTAAATTTTACTTGAACAGTTTGAAGAATATTATTTTTTTCAATAATTAAATCATATTTTTGACTATCATTTAAAGGTATACTAACTATATACTCCTATCGTGTAAAATATGAGATAGCTTGACCTAAAGCTATATTTCCTTTCATATTACTATTCATTTTCTTACTCTTTCTCTTACTCTTTTTATATCGGAAAGGGGAGAGTAAGTTCCCCTTTATCATTAGGTCATGACTCCTAACTATCCTAACGCAGCCTATAGGATTCGAACCTATACAACATTTCTGTCCTAGTAGTTTAGCAAACTACCCTCTTTACCATTTGAGTAAGGCTGCTTTTATAATTAATCCGTTGCATTAAACCAGCTCTGCCATGCGTCCATAAGTCACCCGACTGGGATTCGAACCCAGGATCCGCGGTTTTAGAGACCGCTGTGTTAAGCCACTCCACTATCGGGCGAAACGGTATATAATCCAAAGGATTATTCTAGAGCATATACCAGACCCTGTCGGATTTAGTTGCTTCCGCAAGCAGATTAGTTTTTATCGGTTATGCTATCAAACCGTTCCTAGCTTGTTGGTTTAAATTAGCCCAATGGACCATACCTCTCTTTCTGTAGGATAAGTGGGCCGTGATGGAGTTGCACCACCCGAGTCCGAAGACAGCAAATTTACAGTCTGCCCCGCTACTACTTACGGTATAACGACCCAGAATACTTTTCTATTTTTAACCTCTCGGAAAAGATAAGCGAGAGTCAATTCGCATTGCACAGTAATGAGGCTACTATAACCTCAAATACTTCTAAAGGGATTCGAACCCATACTAAATCGGGTTTGAGCCGACCGCGTCTACCAATTGCGCCATAGAAGTAAGTTAAGACCATATTAATAATAAAAATTTCATTTACTCAACGCCTAGACACTGTTAGTTGGTCTGCGTTGCCCTCTTCCGCTTCCGCTCCTCAACTACTTTTTTGATTATTAATATTTTTTCTATAGGTATATCTATAGAGGTCTTTGTTTATCCATATTCAATTGTAATTCAGTTTTTTAAAGATAAGAATAAATTATATACCATTTATTCTGAATCTCCGATGTTTCGCTTCGGAAGCGTCTACTGGATATATCGTTTCACCAATAGAAGGTTTGCCAAGTAAACCTGAATACCCCTGAAAGGATTCGAACCTTCAAACTTCTGATCCTAAGTCAGACGCCTATTCCATTCGGCTACAAGGGCAAACGGGCAAAAGCCCGCAAGTTTTATTTAATATTAAGTGTTAAACATCCAGTTGACGGAAAAGCAACGCCCGCCTTTAGATAATTGTAATAAGGACTCTTTTTATATGTTCTGTCTATTGTGTATCTAATTTGAATAGCGTTTACAAGTTTAAGATTCACAGCACAATTTTTAAGAGTTGACTTGCTTGTGCTTCTAATAACCCAGTTATGTCCATCTTTTCCTATTGCTACAAGTTTAAGATTTTTGCAATATGGCTGTAATGTTACATTCAAAGAACGCCAAGCAGTGTCTTTATATTTATAAAACTTAGCAGTATCAGAAGTATCAAAAGCAGAAACATCAAAGTTTGTTTTTCCTATCTTCATAGATAGAATAGGAGATTTTCTTTTTACAAATTTCAAAACAACTTTATGCTTTGTATAAAGTGTTTTTTGATTGCTTCCCTTAATCCAAAAATTAACGGTAATATCAGGAGTCTTAGTAGTTTCACCTCTTGGAACAATCACTCCTGTTTGCTTTAAAAGGAGAGCATACTTCGTTGCGCCTGTGTTAATTTTCAGTTTTTCGGGATGACTGATTTTTAAATTACCGATTTCTGAGGTAATCTTCATATTCTTGATTCCAATATAACTAAATAGCGGATCAATCTTCCAGAGATTGCCTTCCTTAATCATTGGAATGGAAATAGTTTTTGCAACTGAAGGATTTTTTGCAGCTGAGGCAGTATAAGCAGGAACAAAAACCATCAAAGTTACCAAAGAAATAGCCATTAAACGTTTAAAAAGTTTCATATTATCTCTTCTTTCTTGTTTTATTTACGGAAATCCGTAGTGCGGGAGAAGGGATTCGAACCCTCACGTCTCAAGGACCTGGGATTTTAAGTCCCATGCGGCTACCATTACGCCACTCCCGCAAAAACAAGACAGGATATATAACAATTTATAAAAATAAAAGATGTTTTATTTATTGTTCATAAAATATTTGCTGTGCCTGTCTTTGATTAAATTATTAAATTATTTATTTTTCATTTCTTTAAGGAATTCGTCGTACTCATCCTTAAATACCCATTTGTATCCATAGGCTACTCGTGTCTTAGTACGTCTATTCAAAGCGTCACCAATACCACTCTTGCCTTCCTTACCAATGGCTTCCAGAGCAGCCTTCTGAGTTTCAAATTCGGCTACAATTTTATTTGTCTCGGGATCAATCTGAAGTACTCCAGACTTATTCGGAGACTTTCTCTTCTTAGCAGCTGCCGCTTCCTCATCATTAATCTTATTAAGAGCTGCGGTCAGCACATCAATTGTCTGTTCCTGAATACCAGGATCAAGTTCTGCACTATTCTTAAAATAGAAAAGCAGGCCTGTAATAGTTTCTTTGTTAAAATTAGTATTTTCCATTTTATCATTCTCCTTTTTTCTCTTTTTTGGAAATGGCGGATACGGGATTCGAACCCGTGTACCTACCTTATGAGGGTAGCGTGGAACCACTCCAACTGAATCCGCATCAAAAAAATAGCTTTGTCCATTTTTTAGGCTCCCTATTCCATGCATTTATAGCCTGAATTAGAAGGTCATGACTCCTTCAAGGTAGTCTGTTATGATCTCTCCCTACCGATCGCTACAGTGTAGTGGACTCTTTCGGCTTTTACGTACGCTATTAAACCGAATCACCATTGCTATTTCTTATATAAATATTATATCAAAAATTTTTACGTTTGTCAAAAATTTTTGAATACCCTATGTAGGCATTGCACCTACCCCTCTCATCGCTTACACAAATCGCTCAAGGATTCTAATTTTATAGGGTACGCGGTATTGATACCGCATTCTCCGTGGACTCCTTTTCTATTGTAAAAAGTAAGTTAAAACTTACTCAGAAAAAAGAATTAATTGGTATATACCACAATATCTCGAACGGGAATCGAACCCGTATCGGCAGATTGAAAGCCTGCTATCCTATACCTATTAGACGACCGAGACATAAGCTACTTTCATATGGATCTCGATGGTAGCTGCACCGTATGTCTTTCCATAAGTCATCTATAGCTAAATTAGTCAGGAGTCTATAGAAACTTATCTGACTCTAACGGGGGCACCTGGGATCGAACCAGGGAATATAGATTAACAGTCTACCGTTCTACCTACTGGACTATACCCCCAGATACTCGATATTGCGAACTTCCGTCGAGTAGCGGGCCTCATTTAATTTCCTCTCACGTCCGCAGAGTGGAGTTTGGCGCAGTGACGTAACTGCGCATCCCCTGGTAACCAACCTTTACAACGAGAGGGGTCGGGTCCAACCCTACAGCACTTCATGCTGTGTGACCAAGTTTCGTTATAACCTGATGAAACAACTGGATTCTTTTACCCTTGATACCAGTGTATTCGGCTTCCTTTACCATCATTCAAAGCTTAGGAATTTGTATCGGTTAAGGTACAAATCAAACCTTTAATAACACGCGTGTGTCCGCCGTGATTTACTCCTAATCAGGTTTTCATGCAGTCATATTAGGATCTTTCTGCACTAAGGTCTACCTTTTCTAAATATCCAGCTGGACTATTTATTATGCTCATCAGCACCTCTACAGGAAGTAGAATTAGACCACTCTCTTTTGCATAAATTCATTGATGCACCACACTTGCCTGCTCTTCCCAACTCCTTTATACAATAAATAGTCGTTTTTGACACTTTTCGGTACAACTATAAACCTCACCTACCGCTATCGTCGCTCACGAAACCTGTGCTTTGCCAGTGGTATGAGCGCATCATTGCCGCCAGTAAGCTAACCAGCGCTGGACCTCAACCAGCTAGTCATATCCTGTTAATTCAGGCTTTATGTAGGTTGAAACGACTCTGAGGAGACTTGAACTCCCGACCTCTGGAGTGACAGTCCAGCGCACTACTCTTCTGTGCTACAGAGTCACAGGGTTTACTTTGCCTCTTTATATTCCGTTTGTCACAAAGCCACATACCTCGCAAGTCAGTGGTAGTTTAACCCTTCAAATCCATGCTAACGGAGATTTTTATGTCTTATCTGACAATTAAATCAGAGAGAAAAGAAGCTTTTCATAATCCTGATCGTCTTCTTTTTCTCTTGGATAAATATCCGTAGGTTCAAAATAAACGTTGTCAAATCTGTCTTCCAAAAATCTCACCGCAGAGAAACCTTCTACAAACGTCAAATGAGTTCTGTGCTGGTCATCTTTATAAGTTACCATATACACTACTTTCTTAATTTTCATATTGAAGTCCTCCACGTTTTGATTTTTTAGTTACTACGTTTTTCCTTTTGATATATATATTATATCAAAAAATTTTAAAAAATGCAAATGGAACTTTAAGGTCAGTCAACCACACATCCGTTTATACACTTATTTGTTATCGTGTTAAAGCCGCCCGTGAGACTCGAACTCACAACCTTCCGATTACAGGTCGGATGCACTACCAATTGTGCTAGAGCGGCACGCGTACCGCCGCAGTGATTATAGAGATGCTTCGCGGTTTTCCTGGGTTTCATTCTCTTGTTAATGAGTTAGCTACTCTCATCAACAATGCGCCATATGGGAGTCGAACCCATCTAATCACGATTAAAAGTCGTGTGCTTAACCGATAAGCTAATGGCGCTAACGTTTGTCATCCTTGTCTGTATTCTAACGTTTTCGCTTCATTTCATTTATCTCCTTTTCATATAATAATTATAACAAAAATTTTTTTAAATTTCAAATAAGATTTGAAGGGTTGCATCGAAGATTTTTGGGTAGTCTTATAACGGATTGGTTACCGACGCCCATGACGTGTCTCTCGTCCGTGTCCCATTTTATTCTCTTTACAAACCTTATTTGAATACTAAAGATCTGCAGCTCTTTAGGCTGTTACCATAAGCAAGGAGAGGATTTTTAGCTACGTTTCCTCTATCGCCGCGTGCTAACCAATATCGCAGGTCAAGTTCTACGTCTTGAAACGCCTATAGTTCTTTCGCCCTTTGGGGGACTTACTGGGAAATATAGGGAAAACCAATACTTTTGGTATAACGGTAAGAGTATTAACTCATCGCGGCTTCGTCAGCCAAAACTGAAGAGGTAGGAATCGAACCTACAAATTACGGGTCCACCCCCCGCCGCCTTTACCTCTTTGGCTACTCTTCAAATGCCTAACCTTAATATCCATTTGAGTTGGTTAGGACTTGATTAAAAATTCTAATAAGTACGTACTTTATGTTGTAATATATAATTAACGTTGGCCTATGGTTGGCAAAAAAGGATTCCAAACCTTTCGTTAATTATAAAAGCGATATAAGGGATTCGAACCCTCACTCCCAGCTTGGAAGGCTAGTATGCTACCGTTACACCAATACCGCATAAGCGAGGCCATAACCTTAGGCCTCTTTATTTATTACATTATTATTATAACAAAAATTTTTAAACATTTCAAGGAGTTTTTCTTGTTCTTGTTTAATTTTAGAATTAAAGTAAGGACATTGTAATCGGTCTTCTTTAACAAAAGGATTACAAGATTGTGTTCCACATAAAGAACAATACTTATCTATTTTTTTTCTTAACCTTTTAGTCATAATATTAAAATACCTCTGTCCATCCATAATGATGAAGTAACTGACAAATATTGTTACGACCAACAGGATTCATTGTATGAACACGAAAAGTTCCTTTCCAATCATGTTCAACACACCACTTAGCTATATCATACCCTGTTTTCCCTATTCCAAGATCATGGTCTAAATCAAGAGTAAGAGAAGTATAACCTTGTGTACAAAAAGTTTCTATGGCGGAAATAGCTTCCGTATAGTTCTTAGCCCAGTAGTCATAATTCATCAGCGGTTCCCGCTCATCATCAACATATACATAAAACTTCTCGAAAAAATTCATTCCTCTCCCCTCTTCTCTTTTATGTATATATTATATCAAAATTTTTTCAAAATGTCGAATTGCTAATATTGTATCACAATCATATTTTCTATTATGTGTAATACCGTTTTCAGAGTTTTGTGCCTAAATAATTAACCCTTCTCCGTCATATAATGCTACATGACCAGGATAAACGATTACGTCACCTGCAACCGCTTCATTTATATCCTATACAGACTAACCTAATACAATCCAGCCATCAGATGTTGCATATGGTCCCGTATAATAACCAGTATCTTTTAAAATATTCCATACAAAATGAGAACAATCACATCCTGTAATTAAAGAATTCCCGCCATACACGTAAGGATTCCCTACAAACTACTAAGCATACTAAATTATATCATTACTTTCTTTCTATTGTGTATCTTTAACAATAGCAGAAACAGTATTACATAGTCCGAAACATAAAATAATCGTCATCAAAGTAAATTTTTTTATCAAAACATTTCCCCCTTATTTGTTTTTATAATAATGCCGCCAGAATTTATAAAACTCTTTTAAAGTAGGATAACTTTTTTGCCATCCCTCTTGAGCTTTATAAGACTGTTTTGCTTGCTCCCAACTCCAGTAGCTAATATAATCACAAATATTCCATGAGCAGTAATATTTTTTATAACATTTACCGCTAGGAATTTCTAAAATGTGTCTGACAGCTTTATTTGAAAAACGTTTAGGGATTTTTTTACTTTTTTGTCCATCCTTACAAAAAGGATTTTTTTTCACTGACCTAGCCAATGATCTTTTTCTCCTCTCTGCCATTGATGTCTACATTTACTTTGATGTTTCCAATTTTTTATGTCTCGTTCTTTAAATTTATCGTCCCAGCATTGTGGAATCATATTAATAGATCCCCTAGAAAATTCTTTTTTATAAAAAGGGTCATCATATGATAAAAGAATATGCTTAGTCTTTTGCATCCTTTGACTAGGGCCGCCGCGCCATTTATGAATGTATGGAACTGGTCCCCGTCTAAAAATATAGTGTACTTTTCTATGCCAGTTATAGCGATAGAATTTTTGACCTATAGAATATTTCCAGTAATTAAAAGACTGTTGTTCATAATCTCGTGGCTGTATGATTCTACCATAATTATCAAATATTTGATAACGTTTATCTCCAGGATCTTTAGGAGAACAACAGCAGCTTTCAATAAAACTATTATAAAAACGAATACGAGGAAGATGCGGCATACTCTCAGGCCAGACATAATTTTCTCGCCAATATGTCGCAATTTTTTTTATTAGCTCTTTTTCATTTCCTTTAAAAATATACGATTGTTTATAACTATCCCATATTTCAAAAAAGGTTTCAATATTATTCTTAAACACACTTACTCCCTCCAAATGGACCATCCGGGATTTGAACCCGGAACCGTTTGTTTATGAGACAAAAGCCCTAACCGTTGAGCCAATGGTCCGATTTAACAAATAATAAAATTCTTCTTTCGACTTATAGAGTTTATAAAAAGAGTAAAAGCATGACAATCCTTTTTTGTCCATGACCATAAAAGAAGATTTTTTTCCTCAAAATAAACAAAGTCATGAGCAGAATATTTTTCTTTTAAGAATAAAATATAGTCTATGGGAGACATATCTAACAATCGGGCTGGATACCACCAAGAATTGCTATTATGAGCCAGATCAGAGACATCCCCAGAGTGCCATCCCGCAGCACTTTCCCATTCAGTATATTTCATTACATGACTCATAATAGCACGCTCCTTTTATAGATTTAAAGCTTTCAACATCTTTGCTACATTATCTTTTTCCTCTTGTGTCATCTCAAGAGAAGCAGAGTCCTTGGGCTGCGGAGGTGCGGTTGTTGTAGTCTTTGACCCAAACGCACTGGGGATAGAGTCTCCCCCCATATTAGTTTTAGCCGCAGTCAGAGTTACTTTAATTTCTACGCGGTTCCCTGCTTCACTAAGCGGCACCCGCAGTATCTTTCCCTGATCTTCCCAAAAAGCATCAGGATAAATTTCCATAAGCTTATTAAACAGTTCTGTCTTTGCTTCTGCTCCTTTTGCCATTAGAAACTTGCCTCCTCTTTATAAGCTTTCCAGTTTTTAGAAAATTTACTACCTGCTCGTTCCTGAGAGATAAAATTCAAACGTCTAATGGTATTATAATAATGCTTAAAGAATTTTTCTCCCTTTGGAACAATATGTCTTTCATAAGGTTCCAGCTTATTTCTTTCTTCAAGAACATGCTTGGTTTCATCATTCTGTTTTGCTTTTGCTACCTGCCGCGCAATATAACGCTTCTGCGCTCTTGTTACGGCATAATCTGTTGCAACTCTCTTCATATTATTCTCCTTTTTCTATAATAAAACCTCTATTTTCTAAGCTTTCTCCTAGTTCTGATATTCTTCCGCAAATGTTGCATGTGTTATTTAAGTCATAAGCACATCTTTTTTTACAATGACAGCGGATTTCCGCAAATGTGGGTAGAATAAAACGAGAATCTTCTTCCCCTTTAAACCTTAGGATAATTTCATTTAATTTACCGTACCATAATTTATTCTTAGCATACACTTCATAAATAGTATTTAAAGTTGACTTATCATGGGCAAATTCAAATACGTCTATAAATTTAGCGTATAGATCAATATCTTCTGGTCTAATAAAAAAGTTTTTAAAAGATTCTTCTTCACTGCCTTGACAAATATCAGGGTAGGCTCTAAGTAAACATCCTTTTTCTTTAGCTTTTTTGCTTAAAATTTCAACAAAAAATCCTAACCACCCTCCAATTCTAAGGTCAGTTGCGCCAAGATTTAAAAATTCATTAAATTCATCTATATTTGTAACAGTTTTATCAAAGTAGAAAGGAATAGACTTCTCTTTAATTTTTTCCAAATCTTGCTTTAATCCATAAGGCGGTAGCACCATTACAAGATTACTATCTGGATATTGTTCTTTTAAAACTGAGATTATGTTTAGATCAGAATCTAAATCATCTAGGTTATTAAAAATTAAATTGATACGATGATTTCCATATATTTCAATAAAATTAGATAACTTTTCTAATTTAGGTGCATAGTTTATATTGAACTACACCTATTCATCATCTAAATATTGAAATGCTCGAAAAAATGGAATTGCAAATTTCATAATAATACCTCCTTTTTATATAAATATATTATATCAAAAATTTTTGGAGATATCAAGAAAAATTTCGATCATCTTGCATCCATTTTTCGCGCTTTTCTTTTCTTAGATCTTTTCTACGGGGCATAGCACCTTTTTTCGCCTTGTAGTCGTAACATGTTTGGCAACATTTACGAAAAGTTCCCTCGTGTCCTTTGCGGCAATTACCTTCATTAATGTAATGTTCGCAGACACGCTCGCGGTCTTTAGCCATTTCAAGCATCCTCGCTTTCTTTTACGTATACAGTAAAGTTAACAGGATCAGTTTCAAATTCAAAAACATTAGAAGAAAAATTTTCATTTATAGCAAAAGAAATAGAATTAATGTTGTCTTCTCCGTAACATTTTTCTATTTCATACATAGCATTAGTAAAAGAGTTCGTAAAAACTACTCCATGAGTAGTTTTTATATCTCTAATACATTCATCCCAAAATGTACATGTGTATTCAAAAAATCCTTTTTTCATTTTATTACTCCCAAAAGCCAGAATAATCAATCAATACGGGACGATCTCCTATATAACCGATATTTTCTGTTCTTAAATCATCATCCCATTCATTCTCTTTAATAAAGTTTACAAAATCAATTAACCTTTCTTCTCCATAGTATAAACGAAAATCAGTCAGCCAATTCGGATTAATATTATGAAAATTTCCACAAATTTCAGAAGTCTTAATCTTTTCTTCATAACTATGAAAACTACGACTCAGATCTTCGTCCAACGTTACGCATTTTTCCTGGATATAAATCGGATAGCCATGAAGAAAACCTACAAACTCAACCTTTGCGAAGCATTCTCCAAGTCCTTCCGCCTGGGCTTTTAAAAAACGATGCTCTTCAATGAGACAATAATCCCAGCCTTCCTGAGAATCTTCCGATTCATCATTTGCGCCACAAAAATTCTCCCAAAAATCATCCCCGTGCAGACTGCCATTATAAGGTATTTTAATTACAAAATCGGTATCATGATCTCTAGGAATCAATACAAATTTAGATGCTCCGTTGGCATAATAAAAATTATTGCAAAAATCTTCTCCCATTGCCTCCATGAACTCATCGTTTCTCTCTTCATAAAAATCACTATGGGCGTCAATGGGTGCATTTTCCAGCATATCAAGAATTACTTTTTTATTATAAGTCATAATATACCTCTTTTCCTTTTATAAGTATATTATATCATATTTTTTTAAAAAAATAAAGAAGGGACGATTTATCTCGTCCCCTTTTATCTTTAATCAAGCTTCTTTTTTAATAATGCATCTGGATAATACAGTCTGTTTAACTTTTTTATACTCTTTATGAGCCTTTACTGTTCCCGTAAGGGAAACTTCTTCTCCCACTTCAATATCTTTGCAAGAGGAAGTCATCCATACAAGAACATTTTTATTCATCTCAAAAGTATAGATGAAAGTAGTACCATAAAAACCTTCTGTCGTATGAATTGCGGAAACAGTAACGTGTAAATCACGGAGCCGTTCCTTTTCTTCTCCGATATATTCAGATTCAGACTCGGGCAGACTTTCTTCGATTTTAGCTTTCACAACCTGCTCTGCGGTTTCGTTTAAGGTAATAGTCTGAGAAAGTGGGAACCATGTATAAAGATCATCAAAAGCAATAGGAAGCAGATAATACGGGGCGGGCACAGCTACTTCATGGGTGCTATACCAGCCAAGAGGCTTTGTGAATCTGAATCCCGCAGCTTTAAGTTCATCCTTAATTGCATATGTGTTGCCGCCTGCAACAATATGCACAACTGGATTCATGGGATCATAACCGAGCTCCCGCAGCTTGTTTTCTTTATTCTTTTCGCTTTCGTCAAGAAGATGCTGTCTCCGCAGCTCTTCCTGTTCAGCTTTCTTTTCTTTTGCTTTTTCACGAGACTTCACATAAGCTGTATACTCATCTTCAGTATAGGCTTTTACCCATCTATAGATATATTTTTCACCTTTACATTTGTAGCAGATTCCGCCATCTACAGGAATAGGAATCATCTGGTCATTTTCAACTCGTGCAACAATAATACCAAGGCCGCCGCATCTTGGGCATTTCTCTTTGATGTATGCCTTATGAGTATCTTCATTAACCTTTTCAATTGTAGCGTGTGCATAAGAGGGAGCAACCATCCACTTCATATTCATTCCTCCTTTTTTCTCTTTCCTTTTGATAGATATATTATATCAAAAATTTTTAAAAAAATAAAGAGGTGGTTTAAAACCACCCCTTTTCAACATTTTTTCTAATATATTCTTTCTCAGTATGAGTTAGATTAGTTAAATCATTATAAAAAAATACTGTTTCCTGAACATCATCATCATTTATATTGTGACCTTCTTTTGCAAGGTTTATAAAATCTTGTATAGCCGCGTCTAATTTTGCTTTTTTAGGATCAGATAAAACACCACATACTTCGTTCGCAATTAAAAGATCAAATGCAGTCATTATTAACCTCCCATTATAGCTTCTAATATACTAATAATTGCCCACATTACCGCAGCAATAAAGAATAACATTTTATTCATTACAATTGCGCCGAGTAAGCAAGAGATACAAACTAATATTGCTATATAAGATAAAAATATATGTGAATCAGGTTCTTTTATTTCAATATACCAATAAAACGCTAACAGTGAATATATAAGTATGTACAGAAAAACCATATTTTATTCTCCTATGTAAATTAATTTATCTATATAGTTGCGATCTTCACCTTTAAGAATAGGTATTTCGGTATCTATAAACCATTTTCCTTCTTCGTTTTTAAGGCAGGCAGATCCACGTTTGCAAACAGTTGAATAATCATTCCAATTAATATTCTTTTCAGTTAAAAGTTTATTCTGAATTTCATTACAGCTTAATCCATAAAGCTCTTTATGAGAATAATTGGCACGTCCTACCATCTGAACTGAATTGCGGGTAGCATCCAACTGCCGCCAATAGATAAGATTAGTTACTTCTTCTTTTGGAATATTAAAACAACGTGCGTCAAACATTGCACCTTTATCTATTGCTTCATTATATTTTTTGCAATATTTTTCTAAATTAGACACTCCTTCTGGGGTTTTAGCATCGAATCCATACTTCTTAGCATATTCAAATTCAGAAGGATCTTCCCCGTCATAAAAAGTTACTAACGGATCAATATCAAATACATTATTTTGAAACATTTTGTTAAAAACCATAGTTGCCATTGAAGCGGAAATACTACAAAGCTTCTGGACTTCATAATCAAACCAAGCACAAGTCTCAAGTTTGTCGTAATCCACAAGAATTAAAGTAATTTCATCAGATTGGGTATAACCAAAAACACATCCCTGTATATGTTCGCAAAGATACTTAGTAGTTTCTTGCATAGCTGCTATTAAAACGGAATCAAATGGTTTCTGAAAACCTCTAGTAAAAGTATGAAACGCTTTCCCATCAATACGAATTGCTACAGGAGTTCTACGAATAAGTTTTGTTTGTGCAGGTTTTTCATAGTTTTCTTTCATGCGGATGCCTAGATCATCATGTACTGGCATAATAAATACCTCCTTGTTTTTATACATATATTATAACAAAAAATTATAAAAAAATAAAGGAAGGTTTATTAACCTTCCTTTATTATCATTTTGTCGCCGCGGATTCAATAATGCCCTCTAAGGAAGTTCCTCTCATAAGTCTATTTACTGTATTAGCAACGGATTCTCCCTCAGCAATGGCATATGGACTCATGTGCTTTGTGGCGGTCTCCAGTAATTCTGCATTGGCTTTAGTGGTAAGAGCCGCAATAAGATCAGGAGTAATTGCAGAAACAATTTCTTTAATGGTTGCCGCATAAACATCCTGCTTGCGCTCCTCAATTTCAGCCTGCTTCTTCTGATAGTCAATGGTAACATTATTTTCAGCTATTTCACGTGCATTCTTAGCATCCGCAATTGCAGTTAAAAGATCCTGAAGATCAGCTTCAGCCTGGGCCTTCGCCGCCTCAGATGCACGTCGCTTTTCCTCAATTTCAGTCTGGGCAATAATCTTATTTTCTTCATATTCTTTTGTCAGTTTTAAAGCCTGTTCTTTTGTTTCATAGTCCAGCTGCTGAGCCTTCTGCTCGTATTCAGCTAATTTACGTGTTACTTCCGCCTTCTTTTCAGCATCAGAAAGAGATAATGTTTTTTCAATAATTTCAGACTGATGCTTTTCAAGAATCTTCGCAACATTAGACTGTACAGCAATATTCAAGACTTCAACATCTTTAATAAACATTCCATTTTCAGGGAACAGTCTACCACCGATGGAGTCATTCTTTTCGGGGGTAATATCTAAAACTACCTTACGAATAATTTCCGTGGCGTTAGTATAGAATTCTTCAATAGTATAATGCTGAATTTCCTGTTTTAAGAGACTCCGCATTTTATTGCAAAGATGCTGAACGTAATTTTCAACAGAAAACCACTTATCTTTATGCTCTTTAAGGAAATCTACGTCATAGGCGAGCTTAATCTGAACAGATACAAAGTCTTTTGTCTGTACCGTAATAAGATCATTCACCTTATTATTTTCAACTCTTAAAAATACAGTTGAATCGGTGTTAAGAGTAGTCTTCGGTGTACCAGTAGAAAGATTAATTACCTCTAGTGTTTCATCATAATCAAGCAGTCTTGTGGTAGGGCCTACTACAATCTCTCTATTGCCGCTCTTAGAGACTACGTTAATTGCATATCCTGTCCATACGTCTATAGCTACTACGCCTTCATACTTAGTATCAAGAGTGATGGTTCTAGGTTTAGTATAAGACGTTCCTCTCGAAATATTTGCATTTGCTTCAAAGATAGCAAGAGTAGAAGCCTGATCCGCAGTTGAATATACATTATTCAAAAAGTCTGTCGTTGCAGTAGAAAGACCAAGCTTAGCAGCCTTTTCTGTTGCTTTTTCCGAAAGAGCTGTGTTATAATTAAGTACACCTGTATTACCAGGATAATATAGTGAGCATTCTTTCTGCGAAAGTTTCCGCTTTACAACTACTTCTGTGCGGGGGTCGGGTAAATACATCTTAGGACCACGTACTGTGGTGATTTCACCTGTAAGTCTGTTAAGGATATAGCGACCTTCTCCTTCAGGAATTGCTATTGCGTGATGCATGTATTTTCCATCATACTGGATCATTGCATGCTCAGGCCGCGGATAATAAATCATCTGGTCATTACCAGTAATAAACAGTTCTTCTCCTATTGGATGTTCAACACCCTTCTCATCAGTATAAGGAGCAATTACTTTAATATAAATGCCGCTTATAGGAGAAAGTTCCAAGGCTCTAAAGATATTCCCGCCATTAGGTGTTTCAACAAATGTTTCTGTAGGTTCGGGGAATACCACTGCGGGACCATGACAATACCGCTTATTACCATCTTCGTCTTTAAGAATAGCATACTCAAGACGTTCAAGAGTAATAGCTTCACGAATATAGTTTGATCCCTTATTATCACATGCAATTACTTCAATACCAGTAGGCGGAATGTAGAATGATACTTCTGTACCCTTGATTACAAGCAACTGACCAGAGTGATAATGTTCTACCTTATTATCTACTTCATTACCTTCTGCATCAACAATAGTAGCAGATGTAATTCCTTTTTCTGCGGCGGCTGCATCATATACCCGCGCTAAAAGATACTGATTTGAACGAAGTCTATGACCCTGAACTACTTTTGCCATCTGACCAGGGAAAAGTGAAAATGAATCTGGCCCTGCGATGTTTATTTTCTTTCCTATTTCAAGGTTTGCGGAAATCACTGCTTTGGCGGGTTCAGGGTGAGAACCGTCTGAGGCAGGATTCTTTAATACAATATACCAGTTTTCAGGAGCGGAAACAAAGAGCTGCCGCGCCTTTTCAAAATCCTGAGTTTCTTCAAATCGTTTTGTCTTTGGGTTAAATACTACAAGAGACTCCTGCGCGCTAATTGTCATTGTGATGGGGCCTGTATATGTTTTTATGGCACCATTTGTTTTACTCTGTAAGAAACAGAACTCATTTACTGACAACACAAGGTCTCTCTGGCGGTTCATGGTTCCGCTCTCATTATAATCTCCATCATATCTTCCCATATGTTTTCTCCTTTTGTTTTTCTTTTATATATATTATATCAAAAAATTTTATAAAATACAAGTGAAAGGTGCGAACGCCCGCACCTTTTATTAACAATCGAACCAGTATATAATACGAATATCTGAATCAACACAACAAAAATCCCAATAAGGGGCTGCAAGATCAATATATTGTTCAATTTTTTCGATAAAAGATTTTACAGGATTATCTTTCCAAGCTTTAGAGTTATTTTCTTCATAATCATAGTCTCTGATTTTAGGAACTTTATGAAGATAGAGTTTAAGATCGGCAAGATTAATCTCTCTAAATCCATAAAAACCAAAATCCTTTTCAGCAGTTTCTATTTCTTTTTTAAGAGCAATAGGAAGATCATCCATGATAATAGATGGGGCGAAGAAATATTCATCATTTTCTTCTTTCTCATCTAAAATATCAAATAATTCATAGTTGCGGAAAGGATATACATCTACTACTTTAAATTTACGGTTTTCTTTGTGATAAAGTTTAATATGTTTCCAAGTATTCGTTTCTCTATCTTTTTTTACAATTCTTATGTGAATATCACGTCCCATATAAATGCCTCCTTTTTAAATTAAAGCAGAAGGTCCTGCGGTTTTATTTTCAGTCTTTCCATAATGAATTGTACTTGCTTCATAAGGGCCTGTAATTTTACCATTTAGCATCATTATTGCGACAGTTATTATTTCGTCAGTTAAACCAAATTGAGAATCTGTATGTATTAAGTGTGGAAAGATTTTATTGCGTCCAAAGTCATAAAAAACTTCATCGTCAATAACAATCCAGTCTTTTATTTCTGGGTGCTGGGTTAAATATGCCTTTATACCCGTTCCGCGTTGATTCAAATTGCGTTCCCGCGTTTTATCAGTAATGACAAGCTTACCTTTTTTCTTTAAATGATTATCAAGGTATTTAGCATGATAATTGGTAGCTTCTTCATAAATATCATATTTATCAACAGTATAGTTACCTTTGGGCTCCCAGCCTATTTTCCAAGAGGAAGTAAGTATGAGGATTGCGTTAGTTTCTTTTACTATTGTTGCGAGACGCTGTGTTTTATCTTTATCTATTCCAAGGAAGCTCCCGCATCTTGATTTGGAGCGGAATCTTTTATCGGCATTAAAACAGTTGAGAACACCATCTATATCGAGAAATATAGCTTTAACGGGGGTCACATTAATCACTCCCTTCATATTCATAGAGCTGATAGTTCATACTATCAATTTTTCTACGATCGTTTAATTTCCAGTATTTGCGGCCGTACCTATAGTTTGTGCAAGTAGGCCGCGTATGTCTGTAGCGACCATCTACAGGACCTTTAGACTTAGTTTCTTTTGTATTTGTTTTAGCTGAACAAAGAGGACAAGAACAATGAATTTTAGATTTTGATAAAGCATGAAGAGAAGGATAATCCCAATAGTCATGAAGATTATGAATTATCCTTGCTTTTCTGAGAGCTTTCCTGATATTCTGTTTGCGACGATTTCCGCGATGTCTATGAATCATATTAATTCTCTCCTACCCAAATAGAAAATGGTATCATAGCAAGCTGGATTCCTATCCATATAAGGGTGCCCGCCCAAGGTGAAATATGAAAAATTATTGCGAGTATAACTCCTCCACCTACTATGATGGAAATAAAATACATTAAAGTAAGTAAAGCAAGAGCTAAAGTAAAAAAGACTCTTCTTTTCATTAAAAATAACAACTCCTTTCAATGAAGTCTTTTGGAGGAAAATAGAAGTTTCGGATTTCTCGAATTTCCTTGTCCGTGAGGTTGATTTCTTGCGGATCAGAGATTGCAAGAGCCACAATAGAGTGAGAATCAAGGTTAGGATATTTTGCAGACCATTTAGTTATGGCGGCTTCCGCTTTATGGCGAGAGATATAAATATGCTCTGCATCAAGATAAGACAACATAAGTTTAACTTTTTCGTTCATTTTGCATTCTCCTCTTTTGTTTTTCTTTTTATATGTATATTGTATAATAATTTTTTTTAAATTTCAAATATGTATTTATTGGGGGAGTATTTTTATGCAAATTTGCCAACTTTAAAATTTTATGATATAATATATATAAAAGTTAGGAATAGACAAAAGGAGACAAAGATGACGGTAAAATGTGATGTTACGGCATGTCCGTGGTTAATAGGGCATAAATTTTGTAGCAAAGGATATGTATTTATTAATGGAAATGGCACCTGTAATTGGATATATGATGGGCGGGGACAGGTAAGGCCAAATTGGCAGGAAAAAGGAGAGGTTTCACAAGAGAAGAAAAAGAATGGGGCGGGCGTTGGTGATAACGCAAAGGCTCCAGAATAATGAATTTATAAAGCGGCGACCGCGAAAGGAGAATAAGAATGATTTTTATTGATTCAGAAAATGGAAAAGGTTTAAAGATGACGGGAACTATGGCAGAGATTAGCGCTGAATGTGTAATGGCATTGCGGGCTATATATAAAAAGAATCTGGAAATTTTTCCAGAACCTGAAATAGCTACAGGTATTTTAACGAATATGTTTATTAAGGCTCTTGATATTAATAATAAAGAAGTAGAGGCAGAAAAGGAAGAAGAGATTGTACTGAGTAATGATAAGGAGTGAGATCCCAGGTCGCCGCACAAGGCGGCGACTGGGGGGTGGGAGCAAGCTCCCACCCAATCACAGAAGAAAGGGTAAAGAAATGAATATAACATTGAATTGTTTAGATAATTTAAAAAGATAGCTGGCGGTTATCTGTGTTGATTATTATAAAGATAGAAGTAATACGGAATATAGAACTACCGCTTAGATTTTAGAAGATATAGGGAAAGTATATTAGAAATATTCTAAAGCGGGTATATCTTTGAGGAATATGCAATTATTGGATCGGGTTTATTGTGATGTAGTTAAAGATTGGGATAGGTTGACAAAGGCAAAAGAGCCAGTCAAAGAGATTGAAGAGGTGACTCCCGCATACTCAACTATTGGTAATGAAGAATTTATTTTTTTATATGGAGGTTAGTTTAAATGAAAATTGCAGTTACTGGTCATAGACCTGGAAGGATTAGAGGTAAAGAGGGTGAGATTAAGAAGTGGATTAGAGATATATTGAAACAAGAGAAAGAGAAAAATGGGGGTAAGGTTAGTTTGATTAGCGGAATGGCGGAAGGCGTTGATCAAATTGCGGCACTGGCCGCGTTAAGTGAAGATATTAAATTGGAGTGTTATTTTGCATATAAGCATAAGTTGAGTGATATTGAACAGACTATTGCTGATAAGGCTGCGGAGGTGCGGTTTCTTGAAGACAAATACTCAGCCGGATGTTTCCTTAGGCGGGACCGCCGCATGATAGAAGATTGTGACCTGTTGTTAGTGGTTTGGGATGGAAAACCAAATGGGGGGACATACTATACTTATACTAATGCTCTTGAGAGGGGCAAGCCTATTTTGATGTTTGATTGGAATAATATAGTTGATAGATTAAGCGCAATACCAGAAGTTTATCCTGTTAGTAAAGAGGAGTTGGAGAGAGGATTGCGTAAGGCTGCTTCTGCTATTGAAGATGACCAGACTAATGAATTTATAGGGGGACGCCCGCATGAAAATACTTAAAATGCCGGATTGTGCGGATCCTTTAAGAAAAATAAGGAGGGCCGCATTGGAGAGGGATTTGGTTTGTCCTTTTTGTGGGAATAAAAAAGAAGTTGTTGATGATAGGATAATTAATGGATTATCTTATTTTGATTGGAATAGGTAGACTATTCATTTTACAAGGTATAAATGGAAGGGACAGAAGAACGGAAAACCTTATCTTTTTAAGTGGGGGAAGGAGATAAGGGAATGGGAGAAGAATGTTTGTGAGTGTGGAAAATGTGGGGGTAAGTGGGAAGGAGAACCTTATCCTATTGATATTGGGGGGTAGGTTGATAAAGAATTGGGGGATGGGTTGAAGGCTGTAAGGTTTTGATATTGGGGGCGGGGAGTTTTGCATTTTTGATTCGCGGGATTAGGGTGAAGGATTTTTAACCTGTGACCTCGCAGCAAAAGTAGAAAAAGTATTACCTCAAAAGTGCGCTTTAATATTATAAGACCCCACTTTTCGGGTAATACTTTTTCTTAAATAAGAAAAATGCAACCTCAAAATCTACTTAATAATATATATATAAAATTGATTTTGGGGTTGCATTTTTTCTAAAAGAAGATATTTAATAAGGTTAGAAAAAAGAGGGACAAAAATAAATAATTTAATATTTTTATTTTTGATATATGCGTGAAAGGAGAACGACAAAATATGTCGTTAATAAGCGCGCAATGACAAGAAGAGAAGTAAGTTAGAAATTTAATGTAGCTGAGTCTACTATAAAAGATCATTTTCCTAGAGTAAAAGAAATGATTAGAAAAAAATATAATATTGTGTTAGTAAAAGAAGGAAGAGGATAGTCCGCACATTATTATATTAAATAGGATTTTTCGAGGGCTTTAACTATGTTTTAGGAAACAACTAAGGCGTCTTTAAATCAAAGTTCTCTTAAATTAATTAATTGGGACTTTGTAACGTTTTTAACTATTATTATGATGCCTTTACAAGTGTTTAGAGGTAGTTTTAGAGAGTTTTTAAGATATGCTGAGATTGATGTTACAGAAGAAAATATTCAGCATTTAAAAGATGCTTTACAAGCGTTGGCTGATAAGGATTACGTACATTATGCAATAGATAAAACAGATGAAGAGTATTTTTTTGTTGGTATATATAAACAAGTAGAAGATGATTTGCATATAGGAATTGATTTAGTTATAAAATGTAAAGAGCTGGCTAAGAAATATAATAAACGAAATTGGTTTCAGTTATTGAAGGTATGGTTAGCAATTCAATTTATTTATAAGTCAGGATGGAAGACTTTTACGATGAATGATGTGAGTAATATGATTGGCATTAGTAGTAATACGATTAGAAGTTATCAAAAGATTTTATAGGAAGAGGTTATTTTTAAAACAGATAAGGTATATATATCTTTTTGTAGATGTTTAGGAAAGTCAGTAGAAGCAAATGCTTTTTATAATTAGCTTGTTAAGTAAAATTGCTAAAGTAGCAAACTGTCGGAAATTAGATGAATGTTGCTCAATATATATAATATATATATTGAGCAATGTTTTCCTGAATTCCGACAAAGTGCTTGAGAAGCAAAATAGGAAAAATATATAAGAGCTAGGAAGGAAAATATATAAAAACTAAGAGAATTGTATAAAAGCTAGAAAGTTATATAGAAATTAAAAAAATTGTACAGAAGACAGGAGTATTGTATAGAAATTAAGAAAATTGCGGAGTTGCGTAGGAAAACTGCGGAGTGAACTATAAAAATTGTGGAGTGAATTATAAAAATTGTGGAGTGGTGGTGCCCCTGGACCAGCTATCATCACTCCTCATCTTCCATCGTAAAGACCATCGTTTACAGCTTTCTTCTTCTCCAGATCTACACCTCATGTGCATATACACCCACCTTCTAGGAGTCATACACCCGCGCCCGCAGCACACAAGCGCACCAGAAATTTTGCACAGCTCTGCCAGTTTCCCCCACACCCCTATCCAGCGCGGGCCGCTCTTCAGATCTGGACCCCGAGGCCATATATTAATTATTAATAGGTGCTGCGAAGCAGATTCACCCACCGTCAAGGGGGGGTTTAGCGCGTTAAACTGCTAAAAATTAACGCTTTAGCACGTTAAACTGTAACACTTTAAAGCATTATACGGCATTTTTACTAAAAAATACGGTAAAAATGTCTTTTTTTTGTGCATTTTTGCGTGATTGTTAAAAATTTAACGGTAATTTATGGGATTTTGCACAAAAAAACGGTGAAAAAATTTGTGATTTTTGTTTATTTTTGAGCTTGACAAGTTGAAAAAACGGCGCAGGCAGAGCCATTATCGCGCCGTTTGCTATAACTAACTAAAGTTAGTTAAGACTAACTGCCCGGGCTGGTTAGTTGTGACTAATTAACAATAAAAAAAAGAAGCGGTTAAACCGCTTCCTTCTGCATTCTCAATTCTCTGTTTAATTCGCGGACGATGCGCTTTGTCTCTTCCAAACCTATTTCAGAAACAGCGTTAGAGATTTCAAAGGAGATAGCTATTTTAGCTTTTTGAATCTGTCTTTCTCTTTCTTTTCTAGCTCTAATATCTTCTAAGAGAAGAAGCATAGCTTCAACCTCATCCTTAGTTAAAGAGTATCCCATAAAAGAAGTCGTATTCATTTTGTTTCTCCTTTCTTTTTGATGTATTCATTATAACAAAAGATTATAAAGTTGTCAAGTCTGAATTTTATTTGACTTATCAGAAAATTTGCCCGGGCCAGTTAGGTTTCCCTAACCAGCCCCTTATTTGATTTTTACTTTCCACCATGGAACAAATTTAAAATTTTTTCCACCGATGCACAAGATTATTATCCCCTTAAAAAACGGAACTTTAGTCAAAGAAGGCCCATAAAGCCAGTCATTAAATTCAAAAAACATTTTTATTCCTCCCCTGGATCAGGATAAATCCGCATTTTACAAGTTAAATAATTGTATTTCATCAGTTCGCGCCGACCCCATCCACGTTTAATCAAAATTTTTTTGATGCCGTCCGCTTTGATGCGTTCCCGCTCATTTTCAAATTCTTCTATATTCTTTATTTTTACTAAGGTTGATACGGGGCGGTATTTACCTGATTTATCAAAAAGCGTTACCTGTACTTTCAATTTTCACATCTCCTCTCTAAAGCGTGGAAGCATTTCATCATCCCACCATTTTACAATTTCCTGTGCCTCAGGGGAATCATATCCGAGTAATTGATTAGTGACAAACATTACAACCCCATAGCATCTAGTCGTTGCGCTGTGTGCGTCCGCCCTAGATTTCAGAACCATGTGCATCTCATACTCACACCATGCTTTTACTTTTTCGATCATCTTTTTTACTTCCTTTCTTTTGATGTACTTATTATAACAAAAGATTGTGGAATTGTCAAGTCTGAATTTTAGGCTAGTTATCTGACAATTCGCCCGGGCAGTTAGTTGCAACTAACTCTAGTTAGAAGAAAAACAGGGGGTTGCCCCCCTGTTCATCCTCACGCCAAGGTGAAGTAAGATACTTTCTTTTCGACGATCTTCACAACACGCCCATCCCCCGTGTCAGGCAGAAGCTGACGCAGAAGAGCGGTGATTTTGGACGAGCTGTAATCAGCCAGACGCTCATCAAGAAGCATGTCCTTGACTCTCATAGGTGCGTCCGCTTCAGCAAGCACCGCACAGATGGCGTCTTTGATGCCGACGTTTTCGGTCTGAGTCTTAGTAGGTTTCTTCACAGTGTTGCGAGAATCCAAAAGATCAATCTGGTGCTTCAGGAATTCTACCATTTCGGCATTAGCGGCAACAGCTTCAACGTTCATAATGGCAGTAAACATTTCTCTCTTTGTCATAGTTCATACTTCCTTTCTTAATGGCTTTGTTCTTTTGATGTATTTATTATAACATCTTTTTAAGTGTTTGTCAAGGGGTTTTTTATTTTTTTTCGTTTGGATTTTTGAGGCTGCTCATTTTGTGGGCGCCCGCACCTATTACCTCTCCCCTTGACATGTATTATTATATCAAAAGATTTGTAAAAAAGCAAGTCTGACTTTTATTAATTTTTTTCAGTATTGTCAGAAAATTCGCCCGGGCAGTTAGTTGCAACTAACCCAGATTAGAGATAACTAACTCTGGATAAAGAAAGACACCCGTCAATGACGGGTGCCTATCAAAGAAAGGAGGAAAATCGAATATTTAAGGTATTGAGAAGGTGGGAGGGGACTTGCACCCCTCTGACGGCTTTCCGCCACCTTGCGCCCTCAGGCGAGGGCAAAGTAAGCAACTTTCTTTTCGATGGTACGTACCACCTGACCCGTTCCAGTATCAGGCAGAAGCTGACGCAGAAGAGCGGTGATTTTGGAAGAGCTGTAATCAGCAAGTCTTTCATCGGCAATGAGGTCTTTCACCCTCAAAGGAGCTTCAGACTCACCGAGAATGGCGAGAATGGTTTCTTTAATACCTTCATTTGCCACCTGTGTTTTGGTGGGCTTAGTAGAGCTATGTTTACGTTTTTCAAGCTGGGCTTTTAAAGCCTCAAGCTTTTCTTTCACCTCATCCCAAGAAAACTTATCATCATCAGGATCAACATCAGGATTCATAACATCCAGAGCAAAGTTGATAGCATCTACATAAGTGAGGTTAGTCATAGTGCATACGTCCTTTCTTTCTTTTGATGTATTTATTATATCATATTTTTTAAAAGCTGTCAAGATAAAATTTTACTAAAATTTATAACTGCGGCGGTGCATTCGGCATTTTTGTTCATCTCCTTTCAATCCAAAAGCCAAACTCAACGCGTCCTATTGTTTGACTTCCTTGAGATTCATCTTGTGTATTTATTATATCATATTTTTTAAAGACTGTCAAGTGTTTTTTTATTTTTTTTCGAGCGGATGCGGCTGGCCAGTTCCGCATCCTTATTTGCCCTTGCGCTAACTTGTGTCATTGCGTTGCGCTAACGCTTAATTCCTCATCGGTTCGTTTCCTTTCTTTATCTTATGTATTTATTATAACATAAGATTTTTTCGTTGTCAAGACTTTTTTTGTTTTTTTCGGTATGTGCTAACCGCCTTGACTTCGGCTCATCTACCGTTTCCCTTTCGACATGATTATTATATCAAATTTTTTCTGAAGTGTCAAGTCTGACTTTTATTAAAAGTGTCTGAATTGTCAGAAAATTCGCCCGGGCAGTTAGACGGCACTAACGCCGCCTTTTTACTCAATGATTGAATCTGATGTAGTGCTTAAGCCAGCTCTTACCAAAATAATCAATCATTTCCTGCTCATACTCAGGATAGTTTTCCATGATGGCAAGCTTGTAATCAGTGTCAAAGTCAATGATCGCATACCATTCACCAGGATAGTTTTCATTGCTTTTGATAAAGCGGAAAGTGTCAAGTAGAAAATCCATAGTTTCCTGCCGAACAATGACTTTCTGGATTTCTGACAAAGTGATAAGCTGTTTGTTAAAGATAGGAGTAATATCAAAATCTGTAACCTTTGTGCCGCTGATCTTTGCTTCGAATTTCATGTTTTATATCTCCTTTCTTTTGATGTATTTATTATAATAAAATTTCGGGAAAAAGTCAAGAGGGAAAAATAAACAAAAAATCGCTCGAAAAATAGCTGAATTTCTACTTGACATAAAACTTGGCGCGCAGCGTAGCGAAGCAAGCGTCCGCGCGCCAGCCGCAACTAACTCAAGTTAGGGGAGACTAACTGAAGTTAGAAAAAAAACGCCCCCCGTTAGGGGAGCGTTTTCAATCAGGCAAGGGAGAAGTAGGACACTTTCTTCTCCACGGTCTTCACCACCCGACCGTCGCCAGTGTCGGGCAGGAGCTGACGCAGGAGCGCCGTAATCTTCGAGGAAGAGTAGTCCGCCAGACGTTCATCGGCGATCATGTCCTTAACACGCATCCGCTCAGCGCCAGCCAGCACCTCACAGATGGTGTCCTTAATAGCCTCATTTTCAAGGTTCTTCGCAGTGGGTTTCTTCGGGGAAGCCTTGCGAGAATCGAGCAAGTCGATCTGATGCTTGAGGAACTCAACCATCTCAGCATTTGCGGCAACAGCGTCAACGTTCATGATAGCTACAAACATTTCTCTCTTAGTCATAGTGCATACGTCCTTTCTTAAGACCTTTGTTCTTTTGATGTATTTATTATAACAAATTTCGGGGCATTTGTCAAGCCTTTTATTCATTTTTTTTTCTAAGCCTCAATGCCCATCCAGAGGCTCAATTCAAAGGGCTTGTATCGGGGGGTCTCTCATAAAAAGCACCTCTTTCATTTGATGAACTTATTATAACATAAGTTTTTCGGATTGTCAAGAGGTTTTTTAAGGAATTTTCTGTTTTTCAGACCGCCGATTGGCGCACAGCTCAGCCGACAGCCCTACTGGATTTTGTGATTCCCTTTCCCTTTCGACATGATTATTATATCAAATTTTTTCTGAAGTGTCAAGTCTGACTATTTATGGATTTTTGTTGAATTGTCAGAAAATTCGCCCGGGCAGTTAGGCGATGCTAACCGCCCTGATTCGATTATTCAATAGATGAATCATAAATTATTAAACATGTGTGTATTGCACGAATTCTTTTAGCTACTTTATTATTTACATGAAAAGTCTCTCGAATGTCTGACAAATCTTCATTGTACCAAAAATTATCCTCCAGAATAACTGGATGTTTTGATTTTTTCTGAAAATTCATTAATTCGTCAAGAGAATAAAAGGTCTTAATGCTAAAGTAGGTATCAGAAGAAGCTTTTGAAACAAGAAGTCTAATCATTGTTTGTATCCCCTTTCTTGTTGATGTACTTATTATAGCAAAAAAACATGGGGCTGTCAAGTCTGAATTTTAAACCAGTTGTCTGACAATTCACCCGGGCAGTTAGTCACAACTAACCCAGGTTAGAAGAAAAACAGGCGTTTCCGCCTGTTTTTTCATTCAAATTCCCATTTATAACCGAAAGACGTTTGATAATTGGGGGTATGTTTAGCACATTTTAAAATACCGTTAACAACCCCAGGATGCCCTAAAAAACGGGCGGCCTCACTTGCTGATACAAAGCGCTTTAATTTTTCACCTGTATTTTTATCACACATAAAAACTGTTTTTCCAGTACATCCCTATCTTTTTTTAGTTTCGCTTATTTTAGTGTTATGTTGACCGTAATTATTATTATAATTAGAATCACACCACTATAAATTATTAACATTATTATTTATTTTATTTTCATCTTTATGGTTTACTTGAGGTAAATTGTGGGGGTTAGGTATAAAAGCCTATGCAACTAGGCGGTGAGCATAACAAGTTTTTACTTTTCCCGCAATAGATAAACCAAATTTAATATATCCATCTTTATCTAAAGAAGGCTTTAAAAATTTATTGCTTTTATTGCTCCAAAGTCTCCCATCATCACTTATTTTGTACCCTGTGTATTGAGTATCTTTTAACTACATTTTTATTACTTCCTTTCTATTTTTTATTTTTTCATTTATTAATAAAAAACTCATTAAAACTTTGAACTAGAATTGTCCTTAAATTTTAATGAGTTTTTTATTTTTGCTTACTTCTTAGGGCGGTGCTTAATCAGTTTGAAAGTATAGTCATTTCCCCCAAAGGTAAAGGAAATTTCAGCCTCGTTTTTGACATTTGTCACAACTGCGCCGAGTCCTTCAATCAGGACTTTCACATCCGTCAGAAGTCTTTTCTTTTCCTCATCGACCTTTCTTTCTTTTGTGACTTTTTTCCGCTCATTGTCAGACTTTTCATACCGTCTAATAACTTTGGCTTTTTTGGTCAGCTCTTCCGCTTCTTCATTGGTGGTATAGTCGTTGTCATCAAGCCATGTTTCAATCGCTTCTTCTTTTGTCAGTTCAAGAGCCGACATAAGTTTTTCGATATCCTTGTCAGGGATATTAATCATTTTACCATTAAAATCGTACTTCATGTGGTGTACCTTCCTTTCTTTTGATAAGTCTATTATAAAGGATAAAACTCAAAATGTCAAGTCTAACTTTTGTTAATTTAGGCGGGAATTGTCAGACAATTCGCCCGGGCCAGTTAGGCAAGGCGTACCCGAGTTAGTTCGGGTACAGCCTTTTTTCCATTTTTTTGTGTTGTCTAATGCAATGTGTCAGAATCTTTGTTTCAATCAGCACATCTTCCAGACCTGTGTGACTTTCCGAAAAATCTTCATCACCTGTCAGATAACGGTATAAAATTTCAGCTGTCAGACGAACACGAGGTTTTTTATGGTTAGTTAAATAACCATGTTCCGCACAAAAAATCTGATAGCTTTTCTGTGTTCCTATCACTTGTCTAGCCATTTTCAGGGTGTCCCAAATTGCTACATCCCACGGGAAGAACCAACGAAAACGGGATTTTGTCAGATAACGGATAGTATTGTTTAAAGCCCTAACATCAAAAGAGGCGTTGTGTGCGAAAATATTTCGCACCCCATACATTTCGATATCTTCCAGTAAAGTTTTTCTGATACGGTAAAAGGAAGCAAGCGACCGAGTGCCATTTTTTATATCTTCTTTGTATTGGGGGATTTTGTCCGCATAGTATGCAGAAGTCATTACATCAGCCATGCCATAAAAAATTTCTTTCACAACAAAAGAGCGGGTCTTGTAGATACGTCCTCTTTTGTCTGTGATCGCCCATCCTATATCATACACAAGAGACTGTGTAAGATCGAGTTTATCATCAATCAGAATCCCGTTACATGTTTCAGTATCAAGGCCAATCAGGTAATTAATTCTTCTATCCATTTTGTTTCCCTCACTTTCTATACATGATTATACAGGATAAAAGCGGATTTGTCAACTCCTTTTTTAAAAAAATGTGTCTAACTTTAGTTAGCTGGGGCGAACGCGCCCGGGCAGTTAGTTACATCTAACCAGTTGAGTAAGAATAAAGGCGGTGACCGCCTTTATTCTATTAGAATTCTATCAGGTTCATCAGTTCGTCGAGAATGTTGTTAGTTGCGTCTATTGTTGCTCCCAGAGTCCAACCTTTTCGGACTTTTTCGTTATCATCAACCAGTATCTGAAAACCGCCGTGGTGTCTTGTGCAATTCGCTTTAGTAGTGCCATATTTAACCATGTGAATTTCATCATATGGAAATTCATATTTGTCAAGCCATGCGAGCTTTGCCTGTCTAACTATGGCATCATATGCGGTGGTGGAATCTTTGGCGAGCCAAGTTGTAACTACAATTTTCCAGCCCTGATCTTTAAGAGTCAGAAGCAGAGCGTTAAGGATATCAGTTTCATATATGGGGCGTGCTACCATATAGGGGCGAGGGTCTTCTTTTTTGAGGGCATCGAGCCAGTTGTCAACCCCGTAGAAGTCAGCGATTGTGCCGTCCATGTCGAATACTAAAGTCTTTGTCATTGCTTTGTTCTCCTCTCTTTTGATGTACCTATTATAACATGAGGGCGGTGGTCTGTCAACCCCTTTTTGAAAATTTTTTTGCGGGAGTAGCCTAATTTTAGTTAGGCAGGTCTAACCCGAGTTAGAAAACCCTAACTCCAGTTAGTTGCGACTAATGGGGCGCGCCGGCGCCGCAGGGCTGTGCGCGCCCCACTCACAAAGAGGGTCAGGGGAATTTCTTCCCCTGACTTTCAGGTTGTTCCCGCCAGCTTCGCAAATCTGCGGGCCAGATATTCTTTTTCTTTGGGGATGCGTCTCACAGGCCGTTCAACAAAGCGGGTAGAGACATTGTAACCCTGATTTTTGAATTCCATCGCGGTCTGATAGCTGAAGGTCTCAAAAACGGGAACGGTCTTAATGGATACTGTGTAAACTAAACTTCTCATAGGGGTACCTCTCTTTCTTTTGTTCTTTATATATATATTATATCATACTTTTAAATTTTTGTCAATAGGGAATTTTTTAATTTAAAAATTTTTTTTCTCGATCTGGGGTTACTAGCCATATGAGGCGCCAACCTCATTTTTCGAGGTTGGCGATGCTCTTTTCATTGCAGAAGGTGGCTTTTTCAAATTTGATTTGATAGGCCATATTATCGACTGTGATATCTCCGTCCATTGTGAAAGGAACGTTGTCTTTTGTCCATTCCTGACCAAAGTATTCAGTGACAAGCTTTTCAAAGATCTCGCCCCTGTTGTATATGCTGTCTGTGACGGTCTCGTCAAAGAATTTTTTGGAGCATATAAGCTGTGCTTTGGGCAACAGGGCTATTTTCTGTTGTGTGTTGGGGCAGAAGCGAAGCGCATATCCGGCGCCTCTGGAAGCCTTGTCTAGCTTGCATATGAGGGGCATGTACGATCTGTCGGTCATTGCCATATAGACGTTACCCTTGTAGGTGAATCCCCAGATATACATATGGGCGTAGGCGACTGCGTTGTAACGGTCAATCAGATTCATAAAAAGGGCTGTGTTCATCATGGCTTGTGTTCTCCTCTCTTTTGATGTACTCATTATAGCACCGGACGCTCCTTTTGTCAATCCCTTTTTGAAAATTTTTTTGCGGGAATTGCCTAATCTTTGTTAGGCAGGTCTAACCCGAGTTAGAAAAGCCTAACCAGAGTTAGTCACAATTAGCGGCGCCCCCCGGGCGCCACCGCGCGCAAGCGCGCCATCGGTTAGTTAAGACTAACTAACATTAGTTAAGACTAACTAACTCCAGTTAGAAAAAGAATGGGCTTAAGCCCAAGGCCAAGCCCATTCTTCGTCATCTTCATGTTCAATAGGAGTCTTCATGACCTCGTCAAAGAAAGCCCTGAGAGTGGGGTCATCCATATGACCCATGACCGCCTGAGCAAAGCGGATGGTTTCTTCATGCTCAAATCCGTATTTCCGAATTACCTGTGTCATCATTTCATCTCTGGTCATTGTCTGTAGCTCCTTTCTTTTGATAAGTCTATTATAAGGGATGGCGCTCATATTGTCAAGCATTTTTCTTCATATGGGGCAGGGTTTTTTATGCCCTGCCCTCGAACCATCTAACCATTTTGGTCGAATCGGCTTTTGCCCGTATGACCTTGCGTTCGTTCATATTGGCGAACTCCCTTAGGAAGCTTTCAAATTCCGGGGCGGTCATTTCATATATAACGATTTGGTCATCCAGTTGCATCCCGTACAGCCATATGGTGCTGTGGACTCTCTCGAAGTAGATCCGGATGCTTTCCTCAAAGCTGTCCGCCAGTGACATATTAGTCAGGGTGAACCGGCTCGATTTGATGCTTGCTCCCAGCTCTGGGATATCGCTCCCTTTGTCATATGGGAGGTTAGCGTCTTTGGTGGCCTCATATCCAAGTACCGATTTGATAGCACACTCCATATACTCGCCGTGGTTCATCCAGGTCTGGCCGTCCAGTGTATATGGGGCGCCCCGGTGTGTGGGGTCGTAGGCGTAGGCAAGGTTCAGGGTGTAGGCTGTGCGCTTCATGGTGGCACCTCTCTTTCATTTGATGTACCCATTATATACCATTCGGCCCGGGTTGTCAACCGATTTTGAAAAAGTCGCAATAGTAAAAATATTCTGACAATTTGAGTTAGTTAGCCTGAACTAACCTTTGTGGGAATTAACTAACTCCAGTTAGTCCGTGCAGATCTGAGTTAGAAAACCATAACTGCAGTTAGTCACGTCTAACGGCCCGCGCCGGCGCTGGAGTATTGTGCGCGGGCCGTCGGTTAGTTCAGACTAACTAACATTAGTTTAGGCTAACTAATTTCAATAAGTTTAGACTAACTCGCATATAGAAAAAAGAGGGTTCACACCCTCTTTTCGTACTGCTCGATGAATGCTTTTTTATAGGCCAGCTCTTTCTCTAAAGCCTCGACCTCTTTCAGGTATCTGCGGTACTTGGCTTGCATCCGTCTCTGTTCTGCCTTGGCTTCTTCATCAGCCTTCACCTGCTCCACGGTCTTACCCTGACGAGCGGCTTTAGTTGCCAGTCTCTGTTCTTCCTGCGCCCGCCCTTTCTCTGCCTTCTCGGCCATATGCTGTCTGTTCTGCTCTTCTCTCCATTCCCGGTCTGTTTTCTGTGTAGGTGTTTCCGGTGTAAATTCATTATTCCATCCCCACGTTGTCATTGTTTATATCTCCTTTCTTTTGATGAACACATTGTATCATATGGGGGCTGATTTGTCAACCCCCCTTTTCTATAAGTTTTCTTTCCATTTTTTTATTTGTTCTATAGTAACCATACCAGCTTTTGCTCTTGCTGTTAAAACTCTTGTGATAACTTCTGCCATTTCTTTTTTAACTTTTTCTTCAATGCTATAGTTGTATTTTTTATAGATATCTAAAAAGCAGGTATCTAAAACGTCATATCTGTCAGCACCGCCCATATTAGTTACATGAAAGATAGAAAGTTCATTTCTTCTGTCTGTTTGAATTCCCACAGCAAAGGTGCAGGTCATACAGACCGTTTCCCAAATGATTTCAAACGTAGCATTAGCACCGAAAAAATCCTGAGTTTTAATAATTTTATTAGTCATTTTCGTATCTCCTTTCTTTTGATGAATTAAGTATACTACTTTAGCCCGGTGTTGTCAACCCCTTTTTTGAATTTTTTTATTTTCAGAATATTCTGTTAAATACCCGATTCATACAAAACGAATTTAAGGAATCAACTAACTCTAGTTAGTTAGTTCAGATCTGGGTTAGAAAACGCTAACCCTAGTTAGACACGTCTTTCGGCCCGCGCCGGCGCTGGAGTATTGTGCGCGGGCCGCCGGTTAGTTCAGGTTAACTAATTTTAGTTTAGGCTAACTAATATTAGTTAAGACTAATTAACTTCAATAAGTTTAGACTAACTGGCATATAGAAAAGAGAGAGGCTTACGCCTCTCCCCCGAGTCTTTTCACCAGTGTTTCCAGTCTTAACACCTCAGCCCTTGCCGCATCCAGTTCTCTTTTGGCCTTGCGCAGGCGGGCTTTTCTGTTTTTTTCAGCTTTCCACTCGGCGACTGTCATATGGGCCTCAGCGGCCTTTCTTGCCTCAGCCTCAGCTCTTTTCGCTTTCTTCTCAGCCTCTTTCCGCTCGGCCTCTTCTCTTTCTTTCCTTGCGGTCTCAATGGTGGCCTCATATGCCTCAAGAGTAACCACATAGTTCTCATTTACCCAGTAGCCCGGACGCTGTGCCTTGAGAATCGCCTCAGATTTGGTGTTGGCCTCGATATAGACCGTTTCAACATTATAGTTGAATCCACCGCCCATATACTTGTGATAGTCTTCCTGTGTCATCCTCTGTACTCTGTATGTCGTCATTGCTTTGTTCTCCTTTCTTTTGATGAACTAAGTATACACCCACCGACCGGTATTGTCAAGCATTTTTTTGAAATTTTTTATTTTCAGAATATTCTGTTAATTACGAGATTCATACAAAACGAATTTAAGGAATCAACTAACTCTAGTTAGTTTGTGCAGACCTGAGTTAGAAAAGCCTAACCCCAGTTAGTTGCAACTAACGGCGCGCGTGGGTGTTGGACTTCTGTGAACGCGCCGTTAGTTCAAACTAACTAACTTTAGTTAAGACTAACTAACATTAGTTCAAACTAACTAACATTAGTTTAAACTAACTAATATTAGTTAGTCTTAACTAACTTTAGTTGTAATTAACTAACATTAGTTTAAACTAACTAATATTAGTTAAGGCTAACTAACTTTAGTTGTAATTAACTAATATTAGTTCAGACTAACTAATTTTAATTATAACTAACTAAAGTTAGTTAGCCTTAACTAACTTTAGTTCAGGCTAACTAAAGTTAGTTCAAACTAACTAACTTTAGTTAGCCTGAACTAAAGTTAGTTAAGGCTAACTAACTTCGATAAGTTTAGACTAACCCGCACACAAAAAAAGAAGGGCTTGCGCCCTTCTTGTCACATGTCCTGCCACATGTTGAACTCGGCTTCAGTAAGACCTGCCTTTTTGATGTTGTAAAGGAAGCGTCTGCGAGCATTCCGGCGAATCTTGCCATTTTCTAAGATCATGTCGCCCCAGGCCTCATTGATTATCTCAAAAACCTTATCGTTCATGTTGCTGATGATGGTGGTGATTTCTTCGTATGTCTTCATTGTATTGCTCTCCTTTCTTTTGATGAACTAAGTATACCATCTTAAACCGGTTTTGTCAACCCTTTTTTTGAAATTTTTTATTTTCAGAATATTTTGTTAAATGTCCCAGAAAAGAGGATTTAAATCCTCTTTTCTGTGTCCTCACACCAGTCTTCCCATTCTTTGTAGGTAAGACCGCACCTTTTCAGATAGCAAGCTAAGTCGATTTTTGCCCGGTGGTTAGGCTCATAATCTGCGGCATACATACCTGTAGAATAGGCCTCAACCATCTTTGTGAAAAGGATCTCTCCGATACCATTAATAATAGTGGCTACTTCTTCTCTGGTTCTCATTGTTTGTATCTCCTTTCTTTTGATGAACTTATTATAACACGTCCGGTTGATCTTGTCAACCCCTTTTTTGAAATTTTTGTTGAAAGGTTTTCACCTTTCAACAAAAACCCAGTTCATAGCAATTTTAAAGTAAACATCTCTGTTACTGATGGACTTCCATGCATGTTCTGTGAAGAACAGAACCGGTTCGGATTCATGACCGTATTTCATAACAAGAATAGTAAGCATTTCCTCTCTTTCGATTATCATTGCAAGCTCTCTTCTTGACATTGTGTTGTATCTCCTTTCCTTTGATGTACTTATTGTACCACTAGGGGGTTGATTTGTCAACCCCCTTTTTTAATTTATTTTCCAAAGTTCCATTTGACTTCAGAGGTGGAATCGTCTTCCTTACATGCCTGCCGAACAGTCAGATAGAAGACTGGAAGTGTTGCAACTGCTACGATGATAGTGAAGATTGTTGTCATAGTATGTACCTCTCTTTCATTTGATGTACTTATTATAACAGAGGCTTGGCAGGTTGTCAAGCCTCTTTTTCATTTTTTTTATCTGATAATGTGAAGCATCCTGAGGTTATTCTGTGTGGTTAATGCCTGAGTAGCATCAGTATTAACGTTCTGTCCAGAAGCAATGGCAATTATCAGGATAACACAGAGTGCAATTATTACAACCGAAAGAATTAATAAACCCCAATCATCTACCAGATCTTCTAACCATTCGAACATTATGTGTACCTCTCTTTCATTTGATGTACTTATTATAACGCCTCCGGTCAAATCTGTCAACCCCTTTTTTGAAATTTTTTATTGTCAGAATATTCTGTTAAATACCTTAACTAACCTTCATTAGTCTTGACTAACTAATGTTAGTTAGTCAAGACTAATGTTAGTTCAGATTAAGTAATATTAGTTAGTCTGAACTAACACTAGTCTTGACTAGCCTTAGTTAGTTCAGACTAACTAATATTAGTTAGTTTTAACTAACATTAGTTAAGACTCGCTTTGGTTAGTTCAGACTAACTAATGTTAGTTAAAACTAACTAATATTAGTTAGTCTGAACTAACTCATCGCCCCCTTTTTTTATTGTCAGAATATTCTGCTAATTACTCGATTCTCACAAACGTGATTTAAGGATTAAACTAACCTGAGTTAGTTCAAACTAACCCGAGTTAGAAAAGCCTAACTATAGTTAGTCATGTCTAACGGCGCGCGAGGGTGACAAGGGAGCGTGAGCGCGCCGCCAAAAAGAAAGGGAGCTTAGTGCTCCCTGTTCCATGCGTGGCAGTATGCCATAAAAGCCAACCCTACAATTAAAAGAACCTGTGTCATTTTCGTGTTCTCCTTTCCTTTGATGAACTAAGTATACCACCTGAACCGGGAAAAGTCAATAGGTCAAAATACACAAAAAACTAACACAGAATTTGTGCAACCTATACAATAAATGAATCTCGTGGCGCTGCGACCCACAGCGCCACGGCCAAGAAAAAAGAAGGCTTGCGCCCTCTTTTTTAAATTATTTCCTCGATGTAATAAACGTCTGAAGTCTTTTGTTTATAGAATCTCTCAATATCAGCCTTATGATTAGCAATAAAGACCTCAGCCTTTTCACGAGTTGGGAAAGGTTTTCCTATCATGAAAGAGTCTTCTCCAAAACCGGCTTCTTCTGGAACCATTACATACACTGCGAACATTAAGATGTCCTCCTTTCCTTTGATGAACTAAGTATACCACCTGAACTTTGACTTGTCAACTCTTTTTTTAAATTTTTTTATTTTCAGAATATTCTGCTAATTACACGATTCATACAAACGCACTTTTAGGATTAAACTAACTTTGGTTGGTCTACACTAACCAAAACTAAAAAACTTTAGCCCCCTATCTATTAAAAACTCGCGCCGAGTGGGCTGTGCTCGGCGCGGCCAAAAAGAAAAGAGGGCTCGCGCCCTCTTTTTCAGCTCCAATTGTTCCAGTCAACAATGTCCACCCGGCTGATCATCTTAGGTCTCCTGAACAGTTTCTTCTCCATGGTCACTCGCCTGATCACTCCCCCATCAGCCAGCTGATAGGACTTATGTTCCTTGTATGCTTCCCATGCCTCCCTCAAGGTCCGGTAGTATACGTGGTTTCCGAAGTATCCTCCATAGAAAAAGGTGTGCTCGTAGATGGTATAGGTTTTGGTCATCATGGTTTGTATCTCCTTTCTTTTGATGAACTAAGTATACCATGCAAATCAGGAAAAGTCAATAGGTAAAAATACACAAAAAATCACACACAAAATTGTGCACTTTGCTACTAAAATAAAACTCGGTGCGCTGTGGATTGAAGCGCTCCACAGCGCACCGGCGTCTAAACGCAAAGTTAAATTAAATGTTTTTACTACGGGGTGTTTGCTCATTTGAAATTTTAAAAATTTTTTCAAGCTAGCGGGGGGTAGCTTTCAGGATTTCTGAGCCACACACTCACACACATGCGTGGTCTCGACAATTCTTCGATGAAAAGTTTTTTTGTTTTGGAAAAAGGGTTCTTCGATGAAAAGTTTTTTTGTTTTGGAAAAAGGAAAAGGGAAAACAACTCTTCAATAGACAACTCTCCGTTGGAGAGTTGTCTTTATTCCTCTCCCTCTAGATTAATAATCGGCACCCCGCCTCCAGACACCGAAGGCACGCTCCCATTCCATTTATTAATCTTATTATTCTCAATCAACTCAGGAGTCAAACTCTCAGCAATCACCTTATTAGCTTCCGCTTCAGCCTTAGCTTTAATCCTAGTAGCTTCCGCCTTAGCCTCAGCATCAATCTTCTGTTTCTCAGCATTAATCGCGGCAGTCTCCTTTTCCTGTTCCGCCAAAATAATAGCTGTTTCTTTATCCTGCTGAGCCTTAGTAAGCGCGACCTCCTTTTCCTGATCCGCCTTAACCTGGGCTGTCTTTTTCTCAGTCTGCGCCAACTCCAACTCCTGGATTGCATTCACGCGTCTCTGCACCTGCGCCCGCGTCTCTTCATCAGCATCAATATTAATCAAACTCGTATTCTCAACAATAATCCCATACGGATCAAACTTCTCTCTTACATAATCCGACACAGCAATATTAAGGTTTGCGCGCTCTTCCCCCAGGATCTCCGTAACGGGGTACTTCGCGGTCACTTCCTTAACCCAACTAATAATATTGGGCTTAATAAAGCTATTTCTTACTTCTTTACCCGACTGTCCTTTAAAACGCGTAAACAACTGCGTCACACGTTCAGGATCATATCTATAGGTAAAGGTCAAATCAACTCTCAGCCCCTTACCATCAGAAGTCGGTACCTCAAAACTATCATCATCTGCAGAATCACCATCTTTACCAGAAGTCAAATAACTCTGTTCAATCCCAATAGAATACAATGTAACCTTCTTAGTGGGCGAAACCACATGCCAGCCCTGCGTCAACACTTCCTCCGACACCCCGCCGTTCATATCATACACAATTCCCACATAACCTGCGGGAACTTTTTCCATCATCAATAGCAACATAATAATACAAACAAACAACACAACTCCACTAACAATTGCTCCAATAACTCCTTTATTCATCCTCGTCTTCACTCTCACTTTCATTAATCATTCCTACTAAAGCATCATAAAAATCTTTTATAAAACCGCCAATGCGCGGAAACAGCAATGACATACAAATCCACACAAAGAATGCGGCAATAAAAATAATAAAAATTAACAATGGGTTCATGCGGCCGTCGCTCCTTTCATCCTTAAGACCAGTTCCTCTAAATCATAATGATCTGGATCATCGATTTCAATAAACGGAATCCCGCAGGTCATTAGTTCAGAAATATTTTCATGATAGCGGTCTTCCGCATTCATCCAGGCCTTATAATCTTTTCTTTCTTTTGTTGTTTCATACCTATCTTTCAATTTTTTAATCCATTCATCTCGTTTCAAGATGGACGGGAAAATTACCACAAGCTTTTCTTTACTGTGTTCTCGTAAAAACTCTCTTACCGCGGCGTGGCTAGATACAAAAACTACGTATCCTTGCCTTGAAAGATGCTCCGCGATCTGGCAGTAATAAATGTACCAATTGACGGGTCGCTGGTTTAAATGCCAAAAACTCCCGCTTTCTAAATCAATATATTCATTTGATTTCTTAGCTATTGTGCTTTTTCCAATCCCTTGGTATCCTATAACAATCATTTTTGCTCCTTTTATTCTTTTGCTAATTGCGGCATAGGCATCCAAGCCACTACTTCTGGTTTCCTTGAACTGTTATCTAGGCACCATTGCCCATTATGAAAATGAGCAGGTTCAGTAACATAATAATTCTTTTCTGCACGAAAAGAAGTTCCTGGAGTAGCTCCATGAAACTCATAATAAGACCTAACGGCAACTAATGCGGCCTGTCCTTCTGTGGGATATTTATTCCATTCATTTATCTCATTCATCATTTATTACCTCAATCTGACATTGTTTCATTACGCGGAGAGCGGTCTTATGCATCTCAGGACTGGTACCTGCACAACAAGAAGCATCAACTATAATTTTTGCATAAGGAAAAAATGTTTTTAAAATTAAAGCATTATTTATTACACATATATCAGTACATACTCCGCATAATTCTATTTCATCTATTGTTGATGAGTCTATTACACGATTCCAATATTTAAATCCAAAAGTATTTTTGTGTACTATTTCTACGTTAGTTTCTTCTATTCCCTCAGGGAAAACCCCCTTATGAATCATCCACCCTTCTGTATCAAATATGCAATGTTCAATAGGTAATGCAATACCTTCGGGAGTTTTTAAATAATTATTTGTATGAGTATCTTGGGTAAAAAATACCTGCGTATCTGCGGAAGTCGCCGCTTTGGCGATTTTAGTCTGGACCTTTGGTACAATCATCCGCGCTTCCGCAGTTCCCAATGGGCCATCAATAAAATCATTTTGCATATCTATAACAATTAATACTCGCTCCATTATTACCAATCCTCCGTAAAATCACAATAAGCATCATATTGTTTTAATAACTATCTATATTTCTTTATATTACCTTGGCTTTCTTCTATTGCTTTCATTTTACAAGAGGAACAATAACAACTCTGCGCCGTCCCTATGGCCGTTGGAGAAAAAATATATTGATAACCTCCTCCGCTAACTCCGTGATAGGCGGGATACTTTCCATGATGCTCATTTTCATGAGTTTTAATCCAATTTTGAATTTTATCCTTACTCTATTTTGAAATAGGAAAACCACGATAATAATCTTTTTCCATGCGGTCGTAGCTTTCTTTTATTTTAGCCAGCTCTTCGTCTTTATAGGCCTAGGCTTTAAAATTCTTAAGCTATTCCCGCAGCCTCTCTATCTACTTTTCTTTCTCTTGATATTGCTATCCAATTCTATTTAAAACTTCCTTCACATCTTTGACTCTTGTTTGTGCCATTTTTTTGTCCCTCCTTTTGTTTATAATAAAATTATAATATAAATTTTTTCAAAAGTCAATTGAAATGCTTTTGTCCCAGTTTGACAAATAAAATTTTTTGTGGTATAATGATTATAAGAAACTAAATAAAAGAAAGGATTAAGACTGTCTTATGTAGGAAAATAATTTAAAATTAGATTATACAATACAATCGCCCCAGTAGCGCGCGGAGCTGGTCGAAAAAATCATATAGGCGACGCCCGCAGATAAATTAACAAATAGATATTTATAGATTCTTGCTAACTATATGATTTTTGCAATGACAAAACAAGAGAAAAAAGATAAAAAAATTAATACAGATAATCGTATGGTTACTATTAACAAGCGGGAAACCTCCTTTGAAGGTTTAGTAAGTAAATTTGAAAATGGAGAAGATGGAATCTATAATCTTATTACGAACGATAAAAATATTATCTTAACGCCAAAAATCAGCATAACACAGCAAGATATTGACGACATTCCTGCTCTTGCTGAATTAAGACAATAGATAGAGAAGTTATAGCATCGTATGAAAAAAGCACGTGGTAAAAAACGATATTTATTACAAAAACAATTAATTCAAATGCGGCAGGATCAATATGTTATAAAAATGTCTTATAAACAACCTGTAACGTGTTTAAACGCTACAAAAAGTTTTCATAATATGGTATTTGATGATAAGATTGAAATTAAGGATAATGAAATAAAGGATAGTAGCTTATTTTCATTTACTAACGTTAAACATGTTTCTGCTCTCTTGTGTAATTATGCGCGATTAAAATAGGCTTGTTATGGAAGTTTTCATACAGATGGATTTTATTTAATATATGATTTAGAAAATCTTATTGACAAATCTTTAAAAGATAAATACCCATTATATTTTAAAATTTTGGTATATAAAATTGATGGGAAACAAAATGTAGAAATTCAATCTTTAATCGAAGAAGAGTTTAATACCAGGTATTCAATATAGCATATTTCTTTTTTATGGCGGAACAAGATACCAAAACTTATCACGGAACAAGCTCAAAACGATTATTTATAGTGGTATTTTACGCAAAAAGAAAAAGGAAAATGGAAACGTTGTACAAGATGTAACGAAATAAAATTAGCACATAACGCCTTTTTTTCTAAAAACAATTCTAGCAAGGATGGATTTTACTCAATCTGTAAGGACTGCCGCAACAAAAAATATCATGAAAATAAAAATAAAAAAATTTTAATTATAAAACGAGTTCCTTATAAGGGCAAAAATAACGCATAAAGAAAGATATTTTTTATATTTTCATTAGGAGGTGAAAAAATGGCAAGAAAAATATGTGCAAAATGTAATAGAGAAATGGATGATACAAATTTTTATACATATAAAAATGGTGAAAAGCATAAATTATGTAAAGCTTGTTTAACAATGCATATTGATAACTTTAATCCAGATACATTTCTCTATATACTAGAAGAAATGGATGTGCCATATATTCCAGAAGAGTGGAATATTTTAAGAGATAGAGCTTATGCGAAAAGTCCTCAAAAGATGAATGGACAATCTGTTATAGGTAAATATTTATCTAAAATGAAACTAAAACAGTTTAAACAATATGGTTGGGCGGATAGTGTAAAGCTTCAGGAAGAAAGACAAAAAAGACTGAATCAAGAGGCGGAAGAGCTGGCCGCGCATCAAGAACTGTTAAAAGAACAATTTGAAAAAGGTTAGATCTCAGAAGAACAATATCGTACATTAACAAGTACAGAGTTTCAAAAGGAACATGAATATATAATGCCTTCTTTATCTACTAATCCTTTTGATGATCCTGTTGGTAAAGATAATGCTTTTAAAGAGGAAGATTTTATTAGTTAGGATGATTTACCTGATTATGCAAATGAAGTTACTTTAGAAGAAAAACAACGGATGGCATTAAAATGGGGTAGAACTTATAAGATTCGTGATTGGATTTATTTAGACAAAAAATATGAAGAAATGATGAACTCTTTCGATATTCATGATGCTGATAGTAAAAATACATTGATATTTATTTGTAAAACATTATTAAAAATGGATCAGGCGATTAACCTCTATTAGAAATCGGTCGCCTTAAAACTTTGTGAACCTTGTCAGGGGTGTAAATAAAATATTTTATTTGCTAACGGTGAAAGCTAAGTTAAAAATTTTTTAATATGCTAATACCGTGTCAAGTCAATTTTGTTCAATTTTTATTTTTATTTTTTAAAGATTGATTGAGGAGATAAAGTCACCTTAGTCAATAATTTAAAAAGGAGAATAAGATATGGAAAAACAAAAATATATTTATCAAACTACTAATTTAATAAATGGAAAAAAATATATTGGAAAACATATAGGATATATTAATGATGATTATTTAGGAAGCGGGATTATTTTAAATAAAGCAATTTCTAAATATGGAAAAGAAAATTTTAAAAAAGAAATTTTAGAAATTGTAAATAATAGCACTGAATTAAATGAACGAGAAAAATTTTATATAAAATTATATAATGCTGTTTAGAATCCTCAATATTACAATATTGCTTAGGGAGGATAGGGTGGTTTATTAATAAAAGGATATTCAGAAGAAGAAAAAAAGAAAATTTATGAAGAACGCCAAAAATATTATAAAAAAGAAAATCACCCTATGTATGGTAAGCACCATTCAGAAGAGACTAAACAAAAAATTAAAGATAGTTTAGCTAAATATTGGACTGAATAGAAACGAAAAGAAAGATCTAATCAATATAAAGGTGAAAATAATCCTATGTATGGAAAGCATAAAAGTTTAGAAAGTATACAAAAACAAATTGCTCATACGGATTATCAATCTTATAGAACAGAAGAGTATAGGAAAAAGATGTCCGAGGCTACTTCTGGAGAAAAGAATGGCAATTATGGTAATGTTGGTGAAAAGGCAAAAAATGGTAAGCATATTTTTATGTATGACAGTAATCATATTTTAATAAAAAAATTTAATACAAAAAAATTAGCATTATAGTTTTTAAAAGTAAAAGGTCATAGTAGTTTAGATAATGCAATAAAAAATAAAACTTTATATAAAAATTATTATTGGGAACAAAATTGAAAGATGTAGAGACTATCGAAAGGCATTTTTAAATGAACCGAGTAGAGTACACTTATTATTGATACATAAGTGGAAGCGCAAAGTATTACGTAAAGTAATAAAGAGATAGTCCAATCCTTTAACGAAAGTTAAAGAAAGATACGATTGTGGAGATGTAGATGGATATCAAAAGCTTTCAAGAGTATACGATTCATTACGTAAATCAATGCATGTGACCGCCGCCCAGAATAAGGAAGAGAAAAAAGGTTTTGTAGATTCTGTTGGTCAACTTGTTGCCTATTGTTAGAAAAATGGCGGGGCTATTCCGAAATATGAAATTAAGACGCCTTATGATATTGTAGATAAAGAAATTCAAGATATGAAAGATTATACAAAAAATTTAATTTATCAAGACTCTTCTCTTGCTAGACAAATAGAAGATTATATTAAAGAGGCGCGGGCTGCCGCAGAAAAGAAACGAGATCGTGAAGAAGCTAAACGTTTAGGTTTAGAGGTTCCATAGTTAACAGATGAGGACTTTATTAAATTCAAAGAATTTATAAAAGCAGAAAAAGAAAAGGACGGTGATAATGGTGAGTCTAAAGGAGATCATAGCTAAATCTATTTAGCAAGAAGATGGTATTAAAGAAGGCATTTCTTAGGAAAGATTAGCAGAACAAGTAGATAATTTAAGATATTTAATTTCTTTTTTCCGAGAATATCCTGATTTATTTATTGATTTCATAAAAGATCCAAAGAGTAAATTTAATCTTTATCATTATCAACGTATATTTTTACGAGTTGCTATGCGGCATAGATATACATATGCAACTTTTCCACGTGCCTTTTCAAAATCATTTTTAACTATGATGGTACTTATTTTAAGATGCATCTTTTATCCTGGTGCTGAATTATTTGTTACAACAGGAGGTAAAGAGCAGGCGGCTTCTATTACTATTGCTAAAGTGTAGGAAATATGCAATTTAGTTCCTGCATTAAATAATGAAATTAACTGGGCGCGAGGCGTTTCTAAAAAATCAAAAGATGATGTAAATTATGTTTTTAAAAATGGATCTAAAATTAATATACTTGCCGCGAGAGAGTCCTCAAGAGGTCAAAGACGTACAGGCGGCGTTATGGAAGAATGTGTCTTAATTGATCAAACTGCGTTAAATGAAATCATTATTCCTACTACAAACGTTAATAGAAGATTACCCGATGATTCACGACATAGCTAGGAAACAGTCAATAAATCACAGGTATATATTACAACAGCAGGATATAAAAATACATTTGCTTATAGTAAGTTGATAGAATTATTAATTCAAAGTTTAATAGAGCCTAATGAAGTTATGATTATTGGGGGAACTTATGAGATTCCTGTTGCTGAAGGGCTATTAGACGAAGATTTTGTTGAGCAGTTAAAATTATCAGGAACGTTTAATGAAGATTCATTTGATAGAGAATATCGTTCAGTATGGACAGGAGATGTAGAGAACGCTTTCTTTTCAGCGGATAAATTTGATAAACATCGAGTATTGCGGCAACCGGAAAATGAATATAGCGGGCGTTCTAGTAAAAATGCTTTTTATGTATAGGGTGTTGACGTAGGGCGTATTGGGTGTACTACTGAAGTTATGATTTTTAAAGTAACGCCTCAGCCGCAAGGATCTGCAATAAAAACATTAGTAAATCTTTATACTTATGAAGCAGAGCATTTTGAGTAGCAAGCGATACATATAAAGAAATTATATTATAAATATCATTGTAAAAAAGTTGCAATAGATACTAATGGATTAGGAATTGGATTATTAGACTTTATGGTAAAAGCGCAAGAAACAGAAGATGGTTAGTATTTGCCGCCTTTTGGTATTGATAACGATGACTAGGGTGTTTATAAGGCATATTTCCGTGGTGTTAACGATGTAGAAAAAGATGCTATTTTTCAAATTAAAGCAAATGCGCCTATAAATACAGATGCTTATTCTTACGCTCAAACTCAAATGTCAAGCGGGAAGATTAAATTTTTAATAGATGAATCTTAGGCTAAAGCTAAGTTAATGGAAACTAGAACTGGTCAAAACATGTCAACAGATCAGCGTAATGATTACTTAAGGCCTTTTGTTTTAACAACTGTTCTAAGAGAGCAAATGTTAAATTTAGTGTAGGATAATGAAGGTGTAAATATTATTTTAAAGCAAGATAGTAGAAGTATTAAGAAGGATAAATTTTCTGCTTTTGTTTATGGTTTATATTATATAAAGCAATAGGAAGAAAGAATGAGAAAACGTAAAAAAAGAGATATTGGTCAATTTTCTTTCTTTACTGCTCATTAAAAAATGAGGACAATTTTAATTAAAATATTTTTTTAATTTTTTATTATTAACATAGAAAAGAGGTGGATAATTTGAGATCGTCTAGGGCAGAAATAAAAATAGAATAGATTCTTAGTGATGCAGGATTAAATTTTAAAGAAGAATATAGTTTTCCGGATTTAATTGGGCAAAATGGACATGCGTTGCGGTTTGATTTTGCCGTATTTGATGACGATGGAGAGTTAGAATTCCTCATTTAGTATCAAGGAATTCAACATTATAAGCCAAAGAGTGTATTTGGCGGAATGTCTGGATTACATAAACAACAATTTTATGATATGCAAAAGCGTGAATATTGTAAAAAGCATGGTATAAAATTGTTATTAATTCCATATTGGGAAGAAAATATGATTAGTTACGATTATATTATGAATCGAGCTGATATATTTTAAGAAAGGATGGTATCGTTGATAGATAGACAAGAAGAAATAAAAAGAAAAGGTTTTAATATGCGGGTTGCCGCCGTTAACGATTCCAACTAGACATATACTCCATTAGATTTTGGAAAGATAAAACTTGGGGCAAAAACATTAGATGATGCAATTTTATCTTTAGGCGAATATAAACGTATAAACCCTGCACTGGGAGAAAAGAAATCAGTTCTTCAAGCTATTAATACTGGGGATTTAGATAAAATGAGAGCTATATCAAATTTTTTCTATAGAACAAGCGGTATTTATGCAAGACTATGCCGATATATGGCGCGATTATATAAATATGATTGGTTTATTACTCCATATATTGGCGGATGTGAAGGATTAATTGAAACAGATGCAGGATTAGGAGATGTAGATTCAGAGCAGGAGACTGCTGCAAAGAAAAAGATTTTTAATAATTTCTTTAACGTTTTAGGATATTTTGAAAATCTTGAAATAAAGCGTTTTTGTGGCGAAGTTGCTTTAAAAGTTATACGACATGGTTGTTATTATGGATATTTAGTTCCTGCGACTAAGCGGATGAATGTTCAAGAATTAGACCCTCATTATTGTCGGACTCGTTTTAAAATTAACAATAGACCTGCTGTAGAATTTAATATGAATTATTTTAAAGACAATTTTTCTGATGAAGAAACTAGAAATAGAATTTTAAACATGTTTCCTGAAGACTTTAAAAAGGGGTATAAATTGTTTGAAAAAGGTAAGTTAAAACCTATGTTTGCGGGAGATGGTACGGGATGGTATTTATTAGATCCGAAACGAACTATTAAATTTAATATAAACGAGGAAGATTCCCCACCGTTTATGTCGGTGATTCCCGCAATTATAGATTTAGATGCAGCTCAAGATCTTGATAGAAAAAAGATGGCTCAAAGATTATTAAAGATTATTATTCAAAAGCTTCCATTAGATAAAAATGGAGATTTGATTTTTGATGTAGATGAAGCACAAGAGCTACATAATAACGCTGTAAAGATGTTGAGCAGAGCAATTGGTGTTGATGTTTTAACTACTTTTGCGGAAGTTGATGTTGCGGATATGTCCGATAAAGGTAATACAACTACCGTTGATGAACTAGAAAAAGTCGAAAGAACTGTTTATAATGAAGCGGGTGTTTCTCAACTTCAATTTAATAGTGATGGAAATATTGCTTTAAATAATTCTATTTTAAATGATGAGGCTTCTATGTATGATTTATTGGTTCAATTTGAATCATTTTTAAATTTAATTATGTAGCAGTTTAATAAGTCTCCTAAAAAATGTTATTATAAAGCGCAGTTCTTAACAACTACTATTTATAATTATAAAGATATGGCTAAATTGTATAAAGAGCAGGCTCAGATGGGATATAACAAGATGCTGCCGCAGGTAGCATTAGGACAAACTCAAAGTTCTATTTTAGCAAATGCATATTTTGAAAATGATGTTCTTGATCTTGTTAGAGTATTTATTCCACCGCTTACTTCTAATACTATGAACGCGGAAGCTTTACAGAATAGAGGTAATACAAGTGGTAAAAACGGAGATAATAAGCAGGGCCGTCCTGAAAAATAGGCAAATTAGCAATCTGAAAAAACAATACAAAATAAATAGAGTATGTCATAAGGAGGAATAATATGGCTTTAGCACATCAAAGTATATCGACTATTAGTTCTCCAGAATTTATTAATCTTTCTCCCCTTGACATAAATCCTTTAATGTCATCCTGTGAGATTAAGGTTTTTTATCTTGGGGAGAACCGTAATGGAAGTTATATTTCTAAAGATGTTGCTGCGGAAATGGCTAAAACATTACGTGGAGCGCCGATAGTTGGATATTATAAAGAAGAAAAAGAAGATTTTACAGATCATGGTAATCAAATGATTTTTGATGATACTGGAATTCATTTTAATTGTTTGACTAAACCTTATGGTTTTGTGTCTCCTGACGCAAAGGTTTGGTTTAAAGATTTTGATGATATTGATGAATTTGGTAATGCTGTCACAAGAACATATTTAATGACAACAGGATATTTATGGACAGGACAGTTTTATGAAGTTCAATCAGTTTTTAAAGATAATGGAAAGTCTCATTCTATGGAATTGGATGAAAAAACTTTAGATGGACATTGGGCAAAAAATGAAAAAAAAGATTTAGAATTTTTTATTATAAATGACGCAATATTTTCTAAACTATGCATTTTAGGTGATGATGTAGAACCTTGTTTTGAGGGATCAGGAATAACCTCGCCGCAAGTTAGTGCATCATTTACTTTAGACAACAATTTCAAACACACTCTGTTTGAAATGATGCAACAATTAACAGAGGCTTTAAAGGGAGGTAATGAAGTGGCTAATGTAAATGAAAATATTAAAGATTCTACAGTAGTTACGACTGATTTTTCAGAATAGGACAAAAAGGATAAAGAAAAAGTTTTTGAAAATGAATTAAAATAGGATTCTTCAAAGGATAATGCTTCTACTTCTTTTGCTAATAAAGAAGATGAGAAGAAAGAAGACGAAAAAGAGAATAAAGAAGAAGGCAGTAGTGGTACTGAGAATGATGATAAAAAAGAAAATGATGAAGATAAGAAGAAATATAGTTTGTTAGAAGAACAGTATAATGAATTAAAAGATAAATACGCTCTTCTTGAACAAGAATGCAATGAACTGAAAGAATTTAAACAAAAAGTTGAAAATGATCAAAAGGATGAACTGATCGCACAATTTTCAATGCTTTCAGATGAAGACAAGAAAGATGTTATTGAAAATAAGGCTTCTTATTCTCTTGATGAAATTAAATCTAAATTGGCTGTTATATGTTTTGAAAAGAAGGTCAATTTTAATTTAAATGATACAGTCGAAAATGAAGAAGATAAGAATGAAAAAGTTGTGACTACTTTTAATATGAATATACAGAGTGACCTCAGTGTACCAGATTGGGTAAAAGAGGTTGAAAACACAATGAATAATATTTAATAGGAGGATTGTGAAGATATGAAACGTAAGGGATATGCACAAGTAGAACCTAATCATCTTTCTGCACAATATACCGGTCAAATTTATGCACAATTACCTGCATTAAAGGCTGACGGCAAGCCAATTGAACAGCTTGAAAATGGCCAGTTTTTAAAGTATAATTATGCGGCAGGTAGAGCAAGTGTTGCTGGTAGTGGAGAATGGATGCTTGTTTATAATGAAGAAAAATTATATGATGAAAGACGTCAGAATCATAAGGACTTTGTTATGAAGGCTGAAGATATGACGGACGGAAAGATTTATCCTAGATTATTAAAGACTAATGTAGGAGATATCTATACTACAAATGCTTTTAAAAATAGTGGTTCAGATGCTGCTACTAAACCAACTGTAGAAGGCCCGGATCAATCAATTGAAATGGCGGATCTTTCTATTGGTGATTATCTAGTAATTGGAAATGATGGATGGTTAACAAAAGCTTCTGGTGAAGGTATGCCGGCAGATGCTGTTGTTTTCCAGGTTGTACCTCATTTTACTCAGCTTAATGATGATGGTAGCGTGGACCCTTCTTATGAAGCGAAACCCGTTGGTAGTGAAACTGTGAATGTATATAACTATACTCTTGCAGATATGCAGGATGCTGTAAAAATACAACGTGTGAAATAATTAATGATAGGAGGATAACGTAATGGCTTTAGATAGAACACAGTTAATTGCATTAGCTAAGGCTACTGCTAAGGCTTCCTTAAATCCTTCTGTCGCTTTTTCTTTTGGTGACAAGAAGCTGACTTATGAAGCTCTTAATGAAACATTTAGAAAAGAAATGGACGAATTGGCTGGAACATATGCCCAATATCGTGAAAATAAAAATTTAATCTTTAATTTAATTGAAGTAGGTCTTGATGAAGTTCTTCCTGTGAAGGTTATGCAGAACTATGGACAGTTTGCAGATGTTAAGACTTATGCACAAGGCGATAAGCCTGTATTTAAAGTAAGAGTTAGCGAAGCTTCCAGAAAGCGTGCTAAATCATTCGTAACCAGAGTTGGTCTTGCCGGTAGATATGAAGTGTTTAAACTTGATGGTTACACTTTAGAAGTGCCGACAGCTGCTTATGGCGGAGCTGCTCAAATTGGATTTGAAGAGTTCCTTGATGGTCACATTACTATGAGTGATGTATATGATCTTGTTCTTGAAGGACTGGATGAAGCAGTGTATCGTGAAATTGCTAAGAGTTTAGTAGCGATGGCGGAAGACGCTAGAATTGGTTCTTACAACAAAGCGAGTGTAGCTGGCTTTGATGAAGCCGCTTTTGATCGTCTTATAGCTACAGCAGATGCTTATGGAAAGAGTACTATTTATTGTACATATGAATTTGCTGCTCAGATCGCACCTACCGCCGCGGGAGCAATAAATTGGAATGCTATGTCTAATAATATGAAAGAAGAACGTTGGAATAACGGTTACTTTACTCGTTATAAAACTCATAATATGATTGTTCTTCCTCAGAGTTTTGAAGATGTCACAAATGCTAAGAAAGTTATTGATCCTAGATATGCATGGATCATTCCTACTGGCGCTGAAAAGCCCGTGAAGGTTGCTTTCGAAGGTCAGACCGCAGTGCGTGAGCATGAAAATGCTGACTGGTCAAGAGAAATCGAAACCTATAAGAAAATGGGTGTGGCTGTTTATAATGTAAATCCTGGCATTTGTGTTTATAAGAACACTTCTTTAAAGACTAATAATGTTCTATAAGGTTAATAATTAACATATTATACCCTCCTTCTTATGAAGAAGGAGGGTATTATTTAATAAAGAGATAAAAGGAGTTTAAAAAATGGATAAAAATACACCAATAAAAGTTTTAAATAGAGATAACGGCGCGGTAGTTTATTCTATTCCAGAGATGAATGGGTTAACAAGAATTTTTCAGGCGGGAGAAACTAAAGAGGTAACTTATGAAGAGTTACAAAAATTATCTTATATTCCCGGTGGAAGTGAATTATTAAGAGATAGCTTAGTAATTTTAGATAATTCAACAACAGTTGAAAATTTAATTGGTCACGTAGAGCCTGAGTATTATTATACAAAAGATGATATTATTAATTTAATGAAAACAGGTTCTTTAGATGCTTTTTTAGATTGTTTAGATTTTGCTCCAGAGGGAGTAAAGGATTTAATCAAAACTTTAGCAGTAGACTTACCGTTAAATGATGTATCTAAACGAGAAGCAATCCTTGATAAATTAGGCTTTAATGTTGATAATGCTATTAGAATTAAAAATGAATCTACTGAACCTCAAGAGGAAGAACATGTTGCTAAGCGAAGAGTTCAAAAGGAAGAGACTAAGCCTGCGGAAACAATTACCCGTCGCCGCACCGTTGTGAAAAAAGAGAGTTAAATAAAAGGGGAGGTGTATTATGGAAGATATAAAATATACGCCCTTTTCTGAAGTATATGATAGTTTTCTTTCAAAGATAACTGATGATATGTATATGGAATTAACCGAGGAAGATACGTTTAAAATTTTACAATAGTTGTTATTTTCTGCTATTGGTAAATTTGAATTTCCTCGACAAAGTTTAGATTATTAGTTTAAATAGCCGTAGTAGGGAGAAACGTAGGGAGAGTGGATTTTTATCAATCTTTTAACTCAAGAAGAAATAAATATCTTAGCTACCTATATGATTGTAGAATGGTTAGGACAGCAATTAGCTTCAATAGAGAATGTAAGAATGAAGTATAGTGGGGCTGATTTTAAGTTTACGAGTCAAGCGAATCACATTCAGAAAGTTTTACAATTAAAAAAGGATTATGAGCGAGAAGCTTTTCATTTACAGCGTTTATATAAAAGACGTTTGAAAAATAGTTAGGGTATTTATAAATCTACTTTTGGTACTATTATGGAAAATCAGCCGTAGGGAGGTACTGGAACATGGAAGAATTGGTTTTAAGTACTGGAATGGCTGTAGATATAGAAGCTATACATTTAAGTATAAAAAAAATAATTAATCAAGTTTATAAATTATTACCTATGAGAGAAGAAGGTAAGGACTGGCAAAAGTTACTTGAGACGTTAATAGAGTAGATATCGGGAATGAAAAGATTGATAAAAGATCAGGACCGTCTTTTCTTTCTGTTGTTATGTAAATTGGAAGGATTATTCAGTTTAGATTCAGAAGATAAAATGAGTTTATTTCGTAGAGTTATTTTTGAAAGTTTGAATTTACTGAATAATTTAGATAAAAATGTCTGCGATTGATACTTTAAAGAATCGAGTTAGAATTAATAGTGATAATTTTTATACTCATTCCACTGCGGGATCTGCTTTAGCTACAGTAGCGAAAAGATTACAGGTGCGCGGGGGACCTGATCAATGGGTACGAATGCGGGAAGATAAATTACGTAGTTTAAAGAAAGCATTACTTTATTCTTACCAAAGTGCCGTTGTACAAAGGTATGACGTTAAAAAGAATAGTAAGGCTAATAATATTATTCAATTAATTACTAGGTTACAAGATGTAATTGAATTAAATGATAATGAAAAAGAGTTTTTAACTGATCTTGAGCGGGAGCATATGATAGAATTAGAACGTGGAAGTTCTGAATATATAGATAGATTGAAATAGATTGTTGATGAATTAACGAATTCTTCTCCGTTATTTAGATGCTTAATCAATCATGATAAATTAAAGGTTGATTATGAAGATAAAATTATTTCTATTCCTTTTTAGTAGATACCTTTAGGATCTACAGAAATAGCACAAACAGAATTTCATAATGGAACTGTTTTTAAATGGGTACATGGGAATAAGGAAGAGTGGACTCCAGACACATACTGGATTGTATATATGCAATATTCAGAGGAAACGGCTTATTTTAGAGCTGAGATAAGAAAAGCCGATGAATAGATTGAGATTGTAACGATAGATGCGGAAGGTAACGAATCTACTGTAACTTATCGCGGATGGATGACTGGACCGAATGAGACGACCGCTCTGTGGAATACTAAAAAAGATGTTACTTGGAATGATATGAATTATACTAAGTTGCTTTATATTACGAAAGATTAGGATACGTTGGCCTTTTTTCAACGTTTTGATAGAATTATCATTAATGGAAAACCTTGGGAAGTACAAGCATATAATGAAAATTATAGCACAAATAAAAGCGGCGAGGTAGATTCAGGGATTATTCGAGTAGCACTGAAAGAAACTTATACTGGGTCTACACAATTTATAAAGTAGAGAATGGATGAAGCGGACGCCGCCAAAGAAAAACAGACCTAGTATGATGAACAACATACCGATCCCCGCATAGATGGACCAATTAAAGTTAAACCCTATTCTATTCTTACTTTTGTTGCTAAGAATTTTGAAGAGCAAGGCAGTTGGAGCATATCTAATACGAAAATTGCAAAAATTAAAACTATATCTGAAGATACTAAAACTGCTACGGTATAGATTTTAACAGGGTTTTCTAATAAAGAGGGATTTTATATAAATTATGGAAACAATGATGATACAAAAATTCACGTTATAATAGAATCATTTTAAGGAGGGAAAAGATTATGAGAAAGGATTTAATTTTAAATAAGCCGATATATTCTTCTTTTTTCTCTTGTGGACCCGATATTCAAATGATTTTAAAAACTTTATTTGTATCAAGTCGTCCTTATAGTGATATTTTAAAACGTTTATTAATTATAAATAATAAAGATTGTTTAAAATCAATGGATGATGATATTGAATAGGTTTATAAGAAAACAGTTAATAGTTTTTCGTTAGGAGATTTAATTGATAAAGGATATGTTAGATTAAATTCAAAGATTTCTCGTGGCACTCATGAATAGATTAAATCTTATATCTTAATTTCTTTAGATAATTTTTCTCCAGATGGAACAAGTACAGAATATAGAGATTCTATTATAAATTTTGATATAGTATGTTATAATGATGCTTGGGTTTTAAATGACTATAAAATACGTCCATTAATGATTGCGGGTTATATAGATGGTATTTTAAATAGTTTAACTCAGAATAATAAATACTTAGCAACAGGGTCCTTAAAATCACAAATTAAATTGTCTGGCATTGGTGAATATCAGTTTTTAGGTTGTAATTATCATGTATTAAATGAAGATTTAGCCATGTATACGTTATCGTATTATGGTAAACATTTTTCAGAGGATGTTCAAAAGATTGGAACGGTGACTAATGATTGATTACCTTTTATTATTGTCTAAAAATGATATTCCATTCATTGAAGCGAAAGTTGTTGTACATCAACCTACTATAAGAGAAATTGCTTTTATTGGTTAGGAAAAATTTTTTTTAGGATGTTAGGTTATTAATTTTTCAAAAAAGAATTTGATGATATAGGACAAAACGCAAATAGAACAATTAAGTGATTTTGAAATATTAATGGCAATAATAAACAATAAAGAAGGCGGAGCTAATATCAAGAAAAATAAAAAATGCCTTTAGTTGATTTTATTATTACTATTTCCTGATTTTACTATTAATTTTTTGCCTACGAGTATTATGCTTACAAAAGATAAGTAGAGGCATTTAATAGACAGAGACAACTTTTAGAGTTTTAAAAATATCGTTAATGAGATGTTTTGTTTATCTAACGTTTTAAAAGACGGGGCTAGTAAGTATAATCCTGGTGGTCCGCAAGCGCAAGCATTAGTTTAGAAATTTAAAAAGCGTCAAAAGAAACTTGCATAGTTAAAAAATAGAAGTCAAGAACAAAAAATTGAAATATTATCTCGCTATATATCTATATTAAGTGTTGGAGAACAGAAGGATATGAATATATTATTAAACTATACTGTTTTTCAATTATTTGATGAATTTAATCGTTTTAAATTACGAGAAGATTTTAATATGTATGTAAAATGTAAATTAGCGGGAGCTAAAGATTTAGAAGATGTTAAAAACTGGATGGATAATTTGCGTTCAGAAGATTAAAATTAAAAATAAGGAGGATAATTCTTATGAAATTTGGTGTAAGATAGTGTGCAAACATTGTTTTTCGTGCAAAACAGAAGACTGTGATTGGAACATCTACTTTTAATGTAGGTCAACCAGTTCTTTATATTGATACAGCCACTACTTCCTCTATGGAACAGGCGAGTACTTCAGTATACGCACAAGGCGGACGCGGTAATGCTCGTTTACTTGCATGGGAAGGTGATAAGACATTAACATTTACTGTTACTGATGCTCTTATTTCTCCTGTTTCGTTAAGTATGTTATCAGGGGCAGGATTAATTAAAACAACTGGAGATTGGGTTCATGTGCATGCAACAACTGCTGCAACGATGACTCTTACTGGTACTGGTAACGGAGCTGTTGGACAAATTGATTTAACAGATGCATTAGCTGAATTTGGTGCAATTAATAGTTCTAAGACTGGTGATACTCAATCAGCTGGCAATGGCGGTATTTATGTGGATGCTGGTACAGATGCGCCACTGTTTATAATTGAAACAGAAGACGATGGTTCTATTACTGGTAGTATCATTACTTCTAATGCCACTGGTGGTATTACATATGAAGTTGAAATGGATACTGTTGATAATACAAAAGTAAAACGTGCTTATTTAAATATTCCACAGCCTAAAGAAAATAATACTACTGCTTTAACTGAATCAGATGGTAGTATTAATGTATTAGTAGATTATTATGTAGTTAAGAAATCTGATCAAGTATCTGAAATTCAGCTTACTCCTCAAGATTTTGCAGGATATTATTATGTAGAAGCTGATACTTTATTTAGATCTCAAGCAACTGGTATTGATATGCCTGCTAACTTAACATTCCCGAATGTTAAGATTCAGTCTGGATTTACTATTAGTATGGCTGGTACTGGTGATCCTAGTACATTTGACTTTACTATGGATGCGTTCCCAGGATATACTTATTTTGATAAGACTAAACAGGTGCTTTGCGTAATTCAGGTTGTTGAAGATAGTTTAGCTGCAACTTCTGAAGGACATAGCGTGATGCTTAAGAATACTGGTATTGAACATCCAGATATTTTTGATGATAGCGATTTAGTAGATCCAACAACAATCTAATTTAAATGGGAGGATAATTAATAATTATCCTCCCATTTTTTTGATATGGCGGGAAGAGGTGATTTTATTGCAAAACAATATACAAAAACCAGTTGTTACAATTAATAAAGGAGGCATTTATGAAGCGATCAAATCTACTGCTAAAAATAATATTAAGCCTGTTTTAGATCAAGAAATGTTAGATTATTATACAAGCATGACTTTAGAAATGAAAAAAAGAACATTGATAGAATATCAAAAGAAAATGGAATATCAATTAGGGGTCTTAAATGGGACTGAGTAGATCAATGAATATTTTAAAGCTTATGAATTAATATTAGATTTTCGTGAATTTATTTTAGGAAAATTAGGAAAAATTGATTATACTTTTACTTGGAAGACTACTTATGATGGTCAAGCTTTTATTAGAACTATGGTGATTGGTAGAAAAGAAATGGCTGATTTAATAACAGATGAAAATGGAAAATTATTTGGTCTTTCAGGGAAAAAAAATGTTCAAAGAGGACCTACTGTAGGATTGCGTTTTAATCGTAAGTGGTTAAAACAGATTAATAATTTAGTTAAAAATTTAAATGCTCAAGATATAAATATTACAATAAATCAAGGGGAATCTTCTTTTTCTATTATTAATGAAAAAACAGGAGCAAGACAAATTTTTGTAAATTCAGGAATGTTTAAAGCAGAGATTAATAATCAAGAGAATAAAAGAGAAAATAACCAAATTTGGTATATTTTTACTATAGAATTAGAAACTGATAAAACTAAGGATGATGATAAAGAAGTATTTTCTTTTAAAACAAAAACAGTAGAAGCAAAAAAAGATGCCTTCTCTTCTACTGTTTTTTCAGCAATTGGAAAATATTTTGCAGATGAAATGAGAACAAAGAGAGAGTTAATAGCAAATCGTCAACTTAGTATAGATCCTAAATATCCTAACGAGGGAGTTTTAACAGAGATGTATATTCGAGCTAAAGTAGAATTAAATCAAGGTCATAATCATTTTAGTTCAGATAGAGTGGTGTCTGGAGAAACATTATTTAATCTTTATCAAAAAGCAAAAGGAAATGCGTTGTTTTCTTCTGGCGGGGACTTTTTAATGGAGCAAATAAAATCTTTTTTAGGAACTAATCCTACTTTAACTTAGTATTCTACAATACGCAAAACATTATAGTCTTTGGTTGAAGATTTAAAATAGAGCGATTTTCAGAAAATGAAAAAAAGTCTTTCTAATGAATTATTACAAACTCCAAAATCTACTAATAAAAAAATTGATGAAAATGTTGAAAACACTTTATATCGGACATTATCATCAGCTTTATAGACTTTTTTTTCTGACTTGACAACCTAAAAATTTTATGTTATAATTAAAAGAGAAAAGAAAAAAGGAAAGGAAGTATCATAATGAAATATTCAGATTTAAATTTATCTATTAATAACGATACAGTTACTACACAAACTCCTTTCGGAGATATTGAAGTGCGGAAGTATCTTCCAGTTGAAGATAAAATTGATCTTATTGAAATTGCTCTTCAAAAATCAGAAGAAAACGGTATTTATAATGAAATGAAGTTAGCAATGTATTTTAATCTATATATAATTTATATGTATACTGATCTTGAATTTACAGATGAAGAAAAGGCGGATGAATATAAATTATATAACGAGTTAGAAAGTAATAATATTATTATCTCTGTGTTAGGTGCGCTTGATGAATATGAGGAATTATTCCATTATTTGAACATTATGAAAGATATTAAAATGAAATATAAGACAAGTGCGGCCGCCATGGTGCAAACATTCATCCAGGATATGCCACGTAATGCCGCTGCAATGTCTGAGATAGTAGATAATTTCGATAAAGAAAAATATAAAGAAGTTGTTGAGTTTGCTAAATACGCTAATGGCGGAAGACCTATTTAATTTGCTTGGACAAAAAACTTCAAATGTTTATTAGACCTTTTGATATTAAGTAGTATTAATATTAAAAGGTCTTTTTTTATTTTTAAAAATAAATAAAAAGGAGGAATAGGTATGCCTAATGGCGGAAGAATAGATTTTCAAGTTGGTTTTAAAACTGACAAAAGCGGTTTAAATTAGTTAAATAAAATTATTCAAGACCTTCAGGGAAAATTAACTAATACAGCTAGTAAGAATGGAATGTCTGATAGTTTACGAAAAGCAACTGACGCCGCAAAAGAATTATAGAAAATTATAAACGGATCTTGGAATGATAAGCTATAGCAATTAAATGTAAATAAATTTAATACGAGCATAAATAAAGCTTTTGGATCCGCTTCAAATCTTAGAGACATTTTAGCTCAATCAGGAAAAGATGGAACTGAAGCTTTTTTAAAAATTAGCTCATAGGTATTAAGCACTAATACTCAATTAAAACAAAGCAATAAGCTTTTAGATGATATGGCTGATACCTTTGGTAAAACAGTTAAGTATGGTATTGCATCTAGTGTTTTTAACAATATTAAGAATTCTCTTCAACAAGCTTTTTATTTTGCTAAAGACTTAGATTTATCTTTAACAAATATTAGAATTGTAACTGGTGACAGTGCAGATCAGATGGAACGGTTTTCTAAAACTGCAAACTAGGCTGCTAAAAATTTGGGCCGGTCTACGTTAGATTATACCAATGCCGCCTTAACTTTTTATCAACAGGGTTTAGGATAGTAGGATGTAAATGCTAGAACTCAAGCCACTATGATGGCTCAGAATATTACTGGTGTTGGTACTTAGATGGCAGATTATTTAACTGCTGTTTGGAATGGTTATAAAGTTGGTGCAGAAGAAGCCGTTGAATATGTTGATAAGTTGGCTGCTGTTGCTGATAGTAGTGCGTCTGATATGTCATAGTTGGCTATTGCTATGTCAAAAGTGGCGTCCGCAGCTAATGTAATGGGCGTTGATTCTGACCAATTAAATGCTCAATTAGCTACTGTTATTGCTACGACTAGATAGGCTCCTGAATCAATTGGTACTGCTTTTAAAACTATTTATGCTAGAATAAATGATATTAAGGCTGGAACTGATTAGGCTGAAATTAGTTTAGGTAATTATTCTGGTAAAATGGCATCATTAGGATTTAATGTATTTGATACTAACGGGAAACTAAAAGATACCGGTGATGTTATTGAAGAAGTTGGTGAACGCTGGGGTACGTTATCTAAAGAACAACAAGTTTATTTGGCTCAAGTAATGGGTGGTACTCGTCAATACAGTAGATTAATTTCTTTGTTTGACAATTGGAATATGTATTCTGAAATGTTAAACGTATCATTAAATTCATAGGGTACTTTACTTGAAAAAAATGAACGGTATTTAGATTCTGTAAAAGCCCATTTAGAATCCTTAAACACAGAGGCTGAACGTACATATATGATTTTATCTGATACAGGTGCGATTAATGCGGCTGCAGATGCGTTAAATGTTGTTTTAACCTCATTTAATAATTTTCTTAGTGGTTTAGGTGGTGGTATAACCAGTATTACTTATATGGGTTCTCTTATATCAGGAGTTTTTAGTAAACAAATAGCTAAAGGAATTCAAGATGCTAAAGTACAATTAGATCAATTCTTTTCTACATAGCGAGCGCAGAAGGCTCAAAAGAAATGGGCGGAAGCTACTGTTTTAGTAACAAATGCTATGAATGGTGGAAATATAAATAGTAAGTCCGCGGGATATAAAGCACAAATTGAATAGGCTTTAAAATTGCAAAAAGTCGCTTCTGCATTAACAGAAGAAGAACAAAAAAAGGCGGGTTAGTTACAAAGATCTGTTGGTTTACATACAGAATTATTAGTTAAAGCACAAGAAGAACAAAAACAAGCGGAACAGACAAAAGCTCAATACAATGATCTTTATAAAAAATATAATGAAAATAAATATACTCTTGAATATAGTATAGAACTAGAAGAAAAGAAAAATAAAAAAATTTAGCAATCTTTAAGTATTTTTGGACAGATTAATTAGATTCAAACACGAGGGCAACAAGAATAGAAAAATAAAAATGCTGCATTTGATTTAATTAATAAAAAAGCTTCTATCTTAAAATAGACTTGGACAAGTATTGGGGTAGAAGAATCTCAAGCTGAAGAATATATTAAAAAAATAAAAGATAATATTAAAAATGGAGATGATTATCTTAAAGATATTGAAGATGTTCAAACTGATTTTGTAGATGATTTAAAAAGAGGAAATACAAATCTTGAAAAAAGAAAAACTCTTTTAGCTGCAGTTTTAACAGATACTTCTAAATAGCAACAATAGAATTAGGAAGGTTTAAAAACAGATAGAGAACGCTTACGAATACTACGAGAAATGGCGGAGCAACGTCAAAAAACTCAAAAAATCGTACAATCTATTTCAGCAATAGGTCAAGTATTTTCTGCTGTTGCTGGAGCAGCAAAAGTTTTTGGAGATGAATCTTCTACAGGAGCAGAGAAAGCAAATGCGGCTTTTTCCACTGTACAAGGAACTATTTCGGCTATAGGGACTTATATAGGAGGACCATTTGGCACAGTAGTAGCTTCTGCGGTAAATTCAGTATTATCCTTAATAAAAGAAGTGACTCCTTTAGGTAAGGTAATGGAGGATTATTTTTCTTCTACTGAGGAAAAACTTCAAAAAATAAAAGATTTACATAAAGAAATAGATAAGGCTTCTCAAGATCATAATAAATCTAAACAAGCTTTAAAAGATATTCAAGAAGAGTATGATAAATTAACAAGTAAATCTGGATCTTTAACTAATGCTGAGCAAGAGCGTTTAAATGAATTAGCTGAAATATTTAATAATTATAGTGATGGAGTTATTTTAGGCTATAATCAACAAGGCGATGCAATTATTAATAAAAATAGAAAAATAGATAATACTTTGGAAAAAATGGATCAATAGTATGAAGCTATTTTACGTAATAATCAAGCTAGAATGGATATTTCAGCCTAGGATAAAGCTTATCAAAATGCTTCAGACAGAGTTAAAGAATTAGAAACAAATGAAGTCTGGACAGGATAGACTCCAGAAGAAAATTTTTCATCTTATCTTACAACTATTAGACAAAATTTGACAGATCCTAATTTATATAGTTTTTATGACAATATTGATGGGATGCAAAAAACATTATTTGATACCCATGGAGTTGCTGTTCCTAAAATACAAGCCATTTTGGATAATTTTGAACAAGAACTCGCTGAAGCAGAAAATATTTAGGATTTGGTTGCGGCTGCTTAGCCGTTATATGGAATTGCTACAAAAATAGATAATTTTAAATATGATGAAGAAAATGGTGATCAGCAGAGAAAAGACGAAGCTGCCGTTACAGAACAATTAAGAACTAATGTTCAAAGTCTGATATCAGCTGTTTAGCGTTTGAATAGTCAATATGTTGAAGCAAAATAGGAAGTAGAATAGTATACTAAAATTGATACTGGATATGTATTTCAAGGATTAAGATTATCTAAAGAATATAGTTCTTTTAAAAAGCAGGCTGGAGATAAATTATGGAATAACGGCTTATAGGAAATTTTAGATGGTATTATTACAACCTTAGCTGAAGAAGCAGAAAGATCGGAAGACACTCCTACTGGAGATGCAGCAATAGAACAAGGTCAAGAATATCTAGCTAATTTATTAACCATATTTGACCCTAAAGTAATTAATTAGGCAATGTAGAATCAACAAAAAACTATAGATAATATTATTGAACAAAATGGAAAAATTTCTGTAGGAAAATTGATTCAACAAACTAAACAAACTGCTACTTCTTTATATGAAAGTTTAATTAATGAATAGTCTACTTAGTAGCAAAAAGAAGCCGTTACTAAATTATTAAATATGTTATTTGGCTTTGATATGACAACAGGCACCTCAGAGTTAGAAAATAAAGTTAATGATTTTGTAAAAACCGCAACCGATTTAGTAACAGAAAAGGCTAAAGAAAAAGGAATTGATTACACCCCAACTCAATAGGAAACACAAGCTTTTACTTCTTTTGCAAAATCTTTGCCAGAAGCAGAGTTAGATATGAAATTAACTAATATTGATGACATGATAGCAGATAATATTTTATCTCTTACAAATTTAGTTAATGCTTATAAAATGGCAGGTAATGAAATTTCTAATTTTGGTAATGCAATAGATTTTAGTTGGGATAATCAAATAAAATTGTCAACTGCTTTAGGAAAAGCTAAAAGTTATAGTAATATTGAAGGAGCTAATGATTTTTTAAGTTATTTGGAAGCTAATAATCCTAAATTAAAAGAGTTGGCTTCTAAATAGGGTGGGCGTTATGGAGAACTTTATGTTCAAGAATATAATCGAATTATAAAACAAAATAAAGAAAAAGAAATTAAAGAAACAGAGACAAGAATAAATACCCTTTAGAAAAGATTAAATACATATAAAGATAAGGGAGTAAGCTCAGAGAGTGAAAAAGTTAAGAATGCTACAACAGAATTAGGCTCTTTACAAACTCAATTAATTTAGCAACAGAGTGATTTAGCGAGATTGACAGAAGAGACAAACTAGTCATTAGATGAACAAAATGAAAAACTTGAAAAGCAAGTTTCTTTATTAAAGAATTTTAAACAAAATAATGAAACTAATAATAATGCATTAAGTGCATATGATAAATTAAAATCAGACTCAGGCTCAAAACTAACTGATAAAGAAAGTGCTGCTATAGCAGATTTAACATCAAGGTATATAGAATTAGCTTAGGCTTAGAAAAAATATGGTGTTGGAACCATATAGTATATGTATGTTTTAGAAGATGTTTTAAAATTAGAGCGGGAAAGAGTTAGTGCTTTACAAGCGCAGTCAGCAGAAAAATTAACGGCTTTGTCAGAAATAGATGAATAGGATTTACAAAATAAAATAGATAAAGCAGATGCTATAATTGAAAATAATCAAAATAAATTAGTTTAGGTATAGAAGTAGTATAGTGCTGAAATTAGTCGGGCTTTGCAAGCAGGTCTTAATGGAGAGCAAATACAAACTATAACTGATAAATATAGCACAAAAATTAAAGAAATTTCTGATAATATTGATAAATTTACATAGAAAAAAGCTAAATGGCAAGAAACTATGGATCTTTTAAAAGAAAATCCATAGGCGGCCGCGGATGCAATGTAGGCTTTAGGTATGACTGTTGATGGTTTAGATGAAAAATATGTTAATTTATCTGATAAACTTAATGGATTAAACGGGTTTTATGAAAAATTATCTGAAGGCGCGCAATTAAGTAAAGAAGAGCTTCTTGATTTTAGCGATTTATTAGATTCTATCCAATAGCAATATGACGGTTTAGATAATACAATAGAAACTCTTAGAAAAACATGGATGTCTGGAACAGAATAGTATTCAATAGCACTATAGGAACTTCAGTCAAAATTAACTAGCTTATCTCTTCAATAGGCATATGATAAGTTGACTTATGATGCTAATGAAGTTGAACATATCTTTATTCAAGTAGATGATGAAGCTTTTCAATCATGGAAAGAAGATGTTGAACGATTTTTTGAAGATGATAAAACTATGTCTGTTAGAGTAGATAATGCATTAGATCAAGAAATTAATAAAATTAAAAAGGATTTTGATGAAATATATAGTGCAGCTAGTAAGATAGGAGAAGGCTTTAAAGTTTCTGCATCTGATATTGGTGAAATTACTAAAGTATTTCCATAGATTACAGAAGGCATGGTTCGTTTTGCAGACGGGTCTTATCAATTAAATCAGCAAGTGGTCCAACAAGCTATTTCCGCGGCGCAGGCAGAGGTTTCTGCAAATGGATAGGCTATTGCTGAAAAAATTAAACAATAGGCTGATTATCACAATGCTAAAGCAGACATATATGACCAAATAGCAGCTATTGCAGCTTAGATGGCTGAGAATTAGGTCATGACCGAAGAAGACAAAAATTAGCGTATAGGTCAAATCAATGGTCTTTTGAGTCAACTGCAAGAATAGAATAAAGGAAAAGTTGTTGAGTATTAGAAAAAAGCTAGCGATGAAATAAAAGTAAAAGAATAGGATACTGCTACTCATAGACAATCTATAAATGCTAATATGTATAGAAGTCTTACTGAAATGAGTAATGCTAGAGCGCAACAAGATGTGGCAAATACGCAAGCAATGTTTGATGCAGATCAAGCGCGCGCTAATAATATGCGGCCTGCAGATTATGTTGCGGGAAATGGTTTAGATGCATTTAATGGACGAGCTCCTATTCAAAGTAGTTATTCAGTTATTGATCCAGGGTCTACAGCTCAAGATACTTTTACTATTAACCCAGACTTTGGTACATATTCTACTCAAGATTGGCGAAATTTATAGAGTCAAGCAAGAGCGCGTGCAGAGCAAGAGAGACGCCTTGCAGAATTAGCTATGTCTAAATATTATGATATTATGGGCAGGGCTAATAAGACCATTTACGGACTTGGAAATGTGGGTCGTGGAGAAGGTATCGAAGGAGCTAAACCAGAAAAAGAAAAAGAAGAGAAACCAAAAGAAGAAAAAGTTCAGGAGCCGCCAGATCCTAATATTGAAAAATATTTAAAGGATGAGTTTGATAGATATCATGATATTAATATTATTATTTAGAGAATAAATCGTCAATTAAAAAATATGTAGGCTCAACAAAAGAAACTTGTTGGTAAAGATTTAATTCATAATTATCAAAGACAATTAGAATTATTAAATTAGCAAATTGAAGCTCAAAAGCAAAAAATGAGTATTGCTCAACAAGAAGCGGGAGAGCTGCGGGCGAGTTTAAGCGCACAGGGGTTAGCGTTTCAAGAAAATGGATAGATCGCAAATTATCTTGGTGTATTATCAGCAAAACAAAATGCAATTAATGAATATATTGGTTTTTATAATTCTTTAACTAAAGAAGAACAAGAATATGCCAAAGATGTTCTTGATTCTATGAAAGAACAATATGAGGACTTAAAGAAAGATATTGCTCGTTATGATGAAGTTGTTAATACTATGATTCCTGATTTAGCTGATCAGATACGTGAAGAAACTTAGAAAAAGGTTGAAATAGCTATTTCTAAGAGTAAAATGGCGGTTGATATAAAAATTGATATGTCTCAATTACAGCGTGATTATAATAAATTTTTGAAGAATATTAAGTATCAAATAAAAGATTGGGATATATTAGGTAGTACAAAGTATGCTTTTAAAGATTTACAATCTTATTTCCAAGATGGTATATATAATTCAACAAAAGCGCAAACTGATCACATTTATTTTCTTATAGATCAACTTCGTCAAATAAATCAATCAGGTTTTTCTGATGTATATGGAGATAATAAAAAACAGGCATTAGACGATTTATAGCATTATAGACAAAGTCTTGAGGGAGATTTAGAAAGTATTCTAGGACTAATTGATCAAATTAAAGAAAATGTTATAAAGGCTATTGAACAAGTAGAAAAAGGTTTCCAAGATAGATAGAAATATTATAATCACGTTTCAAGTTTATTAGATCATGATTTGAAAGTTGTTGAATTAATTTATGGCAAACAGGCTTATGATAAAATGGATACTATGTATCAAAGACGTTTTGAACATGATGTAGATCATTTAAATAAGCTTGCGGAAGAAAAGGAATATTGGCGGGAACAGTTAGAAAAAGAAAAGGCACACCAAAAATTATTAAAGCAGGGAAGTAATGTTTGGCAAGAATCTCAGGAGCGGATTAAAGAGTTTGAATAGAACTGGATGGATGCAACAGATAGACTGAACTCCGCGTTTGAAGCTTCTCTTGATAATGTTATTAATAAATATAAAAATGGTGTAGATCAAATTTTTGATAAGTATGAAAGATAGATGTTTGGTGGTCAAACTATTGATGAACTTATTGAAGATTGGGAATTAGCAAAAGAAGCAGCAAATATATACTTAGATAATGTAAATAGAACTTATGCTATTGATAAGTTAAGTAATGGATATGATCAATTATTTGAGAAAGCTAATGGTAATCTTAAATTACAAAAGGAAATTAATGCTGCAAAAGAGGCTGAGGTTTAGAGTTTAAAGAAAATGGAAAAAATAGATCAAGGCACAATTGATGTTGCTAATAAAAAACTATAGGTACTTCAAGCCCAAATTGCTTTAGAAGATTCTCGTAATAATAGGTCTACTTTACAATTAAGACGTGATTCTCAAGGTAATTATTCTTATCAATATGCGGCAGATATGGATGATGCTGAAGATAAATTACAAAAATATAAAGATGAAACAAATGAGCTTTATAATCTTGCTAAAAGGTTGCAAAATTAGTATGAAGAAAAAACTATGTAGGCAACAAAGAGAATGATTGATAAAGTTAAGGAACTTCGTTATGAAGCTTATTTATTTGACATAGACACATCCGCAAGAGAATAGGAGATCGTGAAAACTTATTTAGGTAATATATAGGCTTATGCAGGAATTTCAGAGCAACATAAAGTAGATACAGCCAAATAGGCTCTTGCTACAATTACAGATAATGACCCTAATTATAGCTATCGAAGAGTATTTGATCCTCAATCAGGTAAATTATCTACATATTATGGTTATGGATAGACAACGGTTAAAGAATGGGCTAAACATAATGAAGAAACTATAACTAAAATGATGCAAAATTTGGAAGCGGGCCCATACGCAGCCAATAAAAAAGCTTTTTATGATATGATTTATAATAATGGTAATGGTATGGTTCCAATGTGGAGTAGTGGAGTTTCTAAGTATATTGAAAGAATTAATAGTGGTCCAGATGGATTACGTCCTGTTATGAGATAGGCTATAAAAGAATTAAATGGGCTACTTGTTAGTTATAAAAAAGAATTTATTGAATTAGCTAGTTCCGCAAAGAAAGATACTAAAACTATAGGAACTGGATTAAATGATGATATTAAATTAACTAAAGAACTTGTTACAGATAATGAAAAATTATTAGATTCTTATCAAGATATTTTTAATGATATGATGAATCACTGGATTCCTACTTTAGAAAAATATATTAAAAAGCATGAAGAATTACAAGCTGCGATTGAGGCTGTTACTAAAGCTTATAAGATTCAACAAGAAGAACAAAGGCGGGCGGCAGAAGCTGCTACCCAAGTAGCTGGATCTGCGGCGGTTTCTATAGGAGACACTTCTTTATTTGATGGAACTTATAATCAGGTACATCCTGATGTAAGCTATAGCAGCCACAGCAGTAGTCGTAGACGAAATACTGTCGTGATAGATCCTGGTGCTTATGGAGGCGGGGGCGGTTTTGGAATAGGCTCTACGGTAAGGTTTTTATCAGGTCGATATACAGCAAATTCTTCTGGAGGAGGTACATCTGGAGATGCTTCTTTAGGAAGCTATGTAACAATAACTCTTACTAATCCTGGAGCTCCTCGTCCTTATCATATCTCAGGATCAGATTATTGGGGAAATTATTCTGATTTAGGATGGGTTTCTGAAGATCAATTAGGTTATAGATCAGGAGGTTACACTGGAGAATGGGGGTCTTCTGATGGAAGATGGGCATTACTTCATCAAAAAGAACTTGTATTAAATGCTCAAGATACTTAGAATATGTTAGAAGCGGTAAGGACTGTCCGTGACTTAACTGCTGAAATGCAAGCTAATTATAGACAACGTTTATTACAATATCAACTTATGCAAGAATAGATGAGTGCATTACAATCAAAAATGCTTTTTGATATGAATAGTTTCTTATTTACTGATAGAGAACAAACTCCAGTTCAACAAAATGTTTATATTACGGCAGATTTCCCAGCAGCTCAATATCATAGAGAAATTGAATTAGCATTTGAAAATCTTACAAATCGTGCTTCTCAGTATTTATTTACTAGTAGATAAAATTAAAGGAGGGGTTTATCCCCTCCTTAAAAAAGGAGGTTTAATATATGAGTGATATAACTCAAAATTTATTAGATACAATATCAATGATAGCAGCCCATGCTGTATCTAATGCTTAGTTTGATAGAACAATACAGGCGGTAATTGTATCTTGTGAAGATTAGGCGTTAGGAAAATATAAAGTTAAATATCAAGATTCTTTATGGATGGCTTATAATAATAATTCTACTACAAAATATAGCGCAGGAACTAGCGTATATGTGCTTGTGCCTGGAAATAATATGTCAAAAAATAAAACAATTATAGGTACAGTTAGTGCATTAGGAGAAAATTACATTAATTATATTAGTAATGAATAGAATTATATTGAAAATGGAAATAGTATTGTAGAAATGTCAGAAGAAACAGAATATGGATTATGTTCTTATGAAATAGAAGATAGTAAAACTTTAATAGGAGAAGAAGGTTTTATACTAAATACCGATGCGGCTAATGAATATTTAAGTACGTCTGAATATATATTATTAAAAGCTGATTTCCGCACTAATCTTGCAAAAGAGCAACGTCGCGCAGGTAACTATGGTTTAAAAGCAAGATTGATATTTAAAACACAAGAAGATCCAAACAAAACATATGGAATGGATTACGTATTAGATATAGATAATATGGTTGGTAATCCATATTTATTATCTGCTCCACTAACTCAAAAAGCATATTTTCCTATTGATGGAGCAAATTTTGTTAGAGTTGAATCAATTAGTATTTTTAGTGAGGGATTTATTAACCATATAGCAAATAAATCTGATGACATTTTCGTTTCTGGTATAGAAATAATAGGCGCAAATACTTTAACAGAATAGGAAAAACAAGGTATTTCTTTACGTTTTAAACGTCCAAAAGGATATATTTTTACTTCAGCCGATAATTCTTAGGCTATAAAAACAGTAATTGCACAGATTAGAGTGGCAAATAAATTATTAACGTCTACTGAAAATGTAGAATATTATTGGTTTAAACAAAATATAACTGTTGAGGCGGGTAGTCAACGTTATAGTAAAGCTGGTGGAAAAGGTTGGGAATGTTTAAATTAGTTGAATACATCATAGGCAACAGATATTAAATTTTTACCTGGAATAGATACATTTACAATTAAAAAAGCGGATGCTATAGCGGAACATACTAAATTTAAATGTGTTGTTGTTTATGATGGAAAAGAAATTTCTAATACTTTTGAAATAATAAATAAAGATTCTCAGTATATTATTGAAATAATTTGTGATCAGTAGCCAGTCTTTTATCCAAATGTAGATACTTTACATTTAACTTGTTTAGTTAAAAATCGTTAGGATGGGTCTGAAACAACAGGGGTAGCATATAATTGGAGATTAATAACTTAGCATAATACTTATTATTCATTAAGTGAAACTACTAACGTTTTAACTATACAATCTGATAGTATACGTAATTATAATGATTATTATTGTTCAATATATAATTCAGGAACTTTAATTGGAACGGCAACTTTAAGAGTAACAAAAAATGCAGAACCATAGAATAGATATATTCTTTCTTTAGTAAATGGAACACAAGTATTTAATTATGATGAAATGGGACATAGTCCTTATGATATATATCGTCAAGCGGGAAGAACTATCCCGCAGCTTAGCTTTACTGTTGCGGATGTTGTAACCGGAGCAGATGTAACAAATTAGGTTAAAGATATCATATGGACAATTCCATTAAAAAATACTTTATTGACTGATGAAAATCAAGCAGAAGGACAAATGAGTGAAAACGGAGAATATAAAGAATATACTAATTTACAAGATTTTACGTATGGTATTGATAGTAGATATTATCATAATTTTACTAATAATGAAATTAAATTAAAAGTAATTATTCATGGGATAGAATTGTATGCAAAAACTAATTTTACATTTACAAAAGAAGGAGATCCTGGTACTAATGGAACTGATATAATTTGTAAAATTGTAGCATCAAAAGATGATAATATTGTTCCTGGTTGGCTAATTGCGGATTATAAAAGAGGAACATATAATTGGGATAATATGATTGTTTAGTTGTGGCGGAATGGATAGAGAATTTTTGGAAGCAGAACAAGTCGCGCCAAAGCTAATAATTAGCCAGAAATTAAAGTTACTTGGGAATTTTTAAGTAATACGGATAAAACATTGTGGTTTAAGATCCCAGAAGGCGCCTCTACTATTACAGATCATCAAGATGCAACAGAAAATAAGGTAGTGCTTTTTAATGATAAGACATTGTCTATGAATTCATTAAATTGGACTGAGGTAGATGGTTACCCCGCCAATATACTAAAAGTGACAGTGTAGTATGATCAAAATAGAAAGTATTATGATACTCGTCCTATTGTTACCGTATTTGAAGAATCTTCTACCAGTAATGAAGTTACTTTAGAATCTTATTCCGGTTTTTAGTATGCAGTATATTCGGAAGATGGTGAAAATCCATTATATGATGATTTAAATCCTTTTACTATTGTACAATCTGCGAGTAGTCGATAGAATGTAACATGGTCAGTTATAGGATCTGTAAGATCTGGATATGAGAAATTTGCAGCTATTTCCGCATCTAATTTTGAAATAGACAGATTTAAAAATAGTCAAAATAATATTACAGATAGTAATGGAGATAAAATGTATTTTAGACCTAAGCCTACTTATGATGGGTTATGTGTTACAAATGCTATTTTGGCTAAAGGTTCTCATTTTTGGTTGCATATTCCTATACATTTAATGTATAACAGATATGGGCATAAACAGTTAAATGATTGGGATGGAAATTCAATTGTAATGAATGATAAAGAAGGATAGGATCATTATATTTTAACTCCTCAAATTGGAGCTGGTATGAAAAATTCAGAGGACAACACTTTTACTGGATTAATGATGGGTACAACTAAGGTGATTACTGGCGATCCGGATGGTTATACTATATAGACTGGATTGCTTGGGTATAATAATGGAGAAAGAACAATATTTTTAGATGCTAAGACTGGTAAAGCTGAATTTGGAAGAGCAGATACTGGAAGAATTATTATTGACCCTTCTCAACAAAAAGAAGGAAAACCTCAAGCTTTAATATATGGAGGTGTTTATAGAGAAAAGGGTATTGACGATGATTAGGGGTCTGGTATGATCATTAATTTAACCAAACCTTCTATTGAATTTGGCTCTAAAAAATTTACTGTAGATGAACAAGCATTTACAGTTGGTGAAGATAAAATTATTTACGACATGGATAAAAACAAATTATCTTTAAAATTAGATGAATTTTCTTTAGGAGGTAAAGACTTATAGGAAATAGTTGATGAAGCTGATAATTTTTTATTAGATGCGAAAGGATTATCTAGTACCTATTGGACAATAGTTGGTACTTTAGAAGATAATCAAGATGATCCATTTGGAAAAAAAGGAGCTTGTTTGTTATCTCCTGAATCTGGAAAAAGCGCATATATACAAGCAAAAAAAGATAATAATAATCCTTTTAAAGAATTAGGTAGACGTTATCAGCTATCTGTATGGTTAAAAACATCAACATCAAATAATTCTAATAATTCAATAGATATTTATTTTAATGGAGTGGCACATACTGTAACTCCAACAAATATTTGGAAACAATATAGTTTTGAACAATAGGTAACTACTTTAAATACTAGTTATCCCAATGATCTTGTAACAATTGGTGGACAATCTTCTTTTTCATCTTCTGATGGATATAATTTATATATATATAATCCTTATGTATCTTTTGTAGAAACTCAATTAGAAATTTTTAATAGATTAACAAATGATGGAGCTGCTCAAGGTATACAATTAAAGAATGGGTAGCTATA